GGCCTTCATCCAGGACGTGGTGCAGATCGTTAGCGCCGCGTTCCAACAACAACGGGACAGCGGGGCCGACCCGGTGTGGTCCTTGGTGACCGTGGGCAAGATCTGCGAGCGGGAGGGGCTCTCTCGCGACTGGGCCATCAACGTGGCCTATCTCGCGGACGTACACCTTGTGGAGTCCAACGCCATAGAGGAGATCTCTGGGTTCGACGAGGACAAAATCCTGTCCGTGCCCGCAACTTCGCTGTTGTCCTTGGGAGACGGCGCGGAGCAAGACCGCGCTGCCGCCCTGGCAGCTGCACCTCTCGCAGCTTTCCGAGACCTTGCAGACCGCAGCCCACGGGAGATCTTGCTGCTCGCACGCCCTCTGGTGGACGACCGCAAGCGCCTCGTCATCGACGAGCTGCTGGACGACGGGCGGCTTACGACCCCCTTCGACGGCATTGAGGAGACCAAGGAAGGAGAGCGCGCCGCACTGCGCGCCCTGTACGTGATCCACCTTAGCGGCGAGGAGCTGACCGACGAGGTCGTGGACAAGACCTTGAAGATCCACGGGTACTACCGGCGTAAGACCACCAAGACCATCGCGGCCTTCCGAGACCGAGTCACGGCGGCAGGACACCCAGAGCAACCCGCTCAAGACACGGCTACCGCCGAGGAAGAGACCGCCCAGGAAGAGGTGGTGGAGGGCAACCACCTGGACACACGCTCTCTGGGAGAGCTGATCCAGTCCCTGCTTCGGGGCGGCAGCAAGCGGTTGGTCGACCACGCCACCGCCCTGCTAACCGTGCATGAGGCAAAGATCCGCTCCGAAAGTGAGGCCGACCAGCAACGGCTGAACAACGCAGAGAGCCACGTCTTGGACTTGCGCAAGCAGCTGAACGAGGCGCTGTCCGCGACGCCGCAGATCTCCTCCAACACGGAGTTCACCCTGTACGCGGGGTGCCGCCCCTTCAGCCGCCCCGTGTCCCACATAAGGGACTTTCTCGCAGAGATCGATGAGCGGGCTCTGCGGAAGGTCCGCATGTTGGATGGGCACGCATCCATCGACGCTTGGTTCTTGGCGGACTACGGCAAGGGCAAGCAGATCTTCATCCAGGAGCTGCGAGCGCACCTGGCCAACAACCCCCTCCCTGCAGGCGGAGAGTACCACTTCCCGCGCAACAGCATCTACCAAGACATTCCGCTGGCGGAGATGTTTGAAGCAGCGGGCGCGAAGGTAGTGCTGGGCGTCTACGGCTGAAAGGGGGCGTCTTGAGTACATTCTTCGACATCGAGGCCCAGATGGACACCGTCTGGACCGAGGAGCAGCTCGCCATCTTCGAGAAGGTGGCGGGCATGGAGCCGGGATCTTCCCTAGCCGTGAAAGCTAGGGCGGGGACAGGAAAGACAACCACCGCCATTGAGTCGCTGTTTCACATCCGGCGACCGGGGGAGGACAACAGAGCGGCGTTCCTGGCGTTCAACAAGAAGAACGGGGCAGAGCTTAACCGAAAGACGCCGGGCAACGTGCGGGGGGCTACCTTCCACGCGATGGCTATGTCGATCTTGAAGAAGAACCCCGACGTAGGCAAGATGTGGAAGCTGGCCAAGAAGAAGATCGAGGGCCGCAGGTACAAGCTGCGCGCCCCCGCTGTCCAGCTGGCAAGCCTGGGGAAGAACCTGGGGATCGGTCTGCCTGGGGGGGTGCCCGACCGGCTGGATATCTGGGAGCAGTTGGTGACGGAGTACGGGATCAGGCACCAGAAGAGGTTCTCCGTCGAGGAGGTAGCCTTCGAGGCCCGATCCCTGTTCGAGGTATCTCTGCGCGACTTCAGCACGCTCGACTTCGACGACTTCTTGTACTCGGTCGCGAGGGACGGCGTAGGGGCCGGGTTCAAGCCACTAGACTGGCTGTACGTGGATGAGTTCCAGGACAGCAACCCGACGCAGATGTTGATGATGGACCAGATCAGAAAGGCCAGCGACGGGCACACCCGCTTCGTATTGATTGGAGATCCTAAGCAGGCCATCTACGGGTGGCGAGGTGCGGGGGTACACTCCTTCGACCTAGGGGTCCGCAGGTACAAAGCGGACGTCCTGCCGCTCACGACATCCTGGCGCTGCCCGCAGAAGGTGATCTTGAGCGCGCAAGAGCTAGTGCCCGACATTCGAGCCCGCCCGGAAGCTCCGGAGGGCGAGGTGCTGTCCGTCACCGCCAATGCCTTCGACGTAGCCGAGGTGCAGGACGGCGACGTCGTGCTCTGCCGCAACAACGCGCCCCTGTTCTCCCTAGCCTTGGAGGCCGTAGACAGGGGGCGCGCGGTGCATGTGGCGGGGAAAGGCCTGGACCGAAAGATCCAGAAGGTCTTCGAGAGGCTGTTCGGTAGCACCAAGCGCCGCAGCCGCGACCCCAACGACCGCTCTGTGTTCTCCGACGAGATCGTTCGGGTAGGAGACGAGTACAAGGACAGGCCCTTCGCTAAGGCCCTCATCCTAGACGAGGTACTCGCAGCCAGATCTGTGTGGGATATCCTTCGCCGGACAAGCGACCCCTGGCAAGACCATGAGGAGTTCTACCAGGATGCAGAGACACAGCTGCGAAAGCTGTTCTTCGATCCGTCTGGGGGAAAACCCGCTCGCGGCGTAGTGCTGTCCACCATACACATGAGCAAGGGGATGGAGTGGGACAACGTGTACTTCTACCAGCCCGAGCTGATCCCCTCTAAGGCGTCCCAGGCGCTGGGAGGCTGGCACCTAGAGCAAGAAGCCAACCTCGACTACGTGGCTCGCACACGAGCCAAAAACCGACTGATCTTCGTAAGCGGAAAGGAGGAGAGATGATGGAGATACCCAAGCAGATCCCGTTCATAAAAGAGCTACCCCTAACGTCGGCAAACCTCAAGCTAGGAAACACGCCGGTAGAGTGGCAGGCGAATGAACCCTTCGAGGACACGCTGCAGTTCGTAGGGTTTGTCACGGGGTGGACAACCCGTGCGATCTGGTTCTCCGACACCTTCGCAGCCGAAGTGGAGATGTTTTTGGAGGACTTCGAGGAGGTCGTGCCGGACATCACCCTGGGGATGCTGCGGGACACCTTTGTGTTCGTCCAGGTTCGAGACCGCTACGGGATCCGGAGAGGATGAGCGAGTACGTCTTCCAGCCAGGGCAGATCGCGGCGGTGGTTCGCGGTAAGAAGGTGGAGGCCTTGTTGACCGTGCTCCGACAAGAGCACGGCATCGTCTGGCTGGAAGACGACACCGCGTGGTACGCGGCGTCGGGTCTGCCCGTAGCTGGATCTTCCGCTCGACGCTTGACGGCGCTCAACCACGTCTTGGAATCGCAGATACGCAAGAAAGCCACCCTGCTACGGATCGCAGAGCTTGCGACCGTCTTAGTCGAGTGCGCGGACAAGAGATCGAGGCTACGAGCAGTAGACCTGGATAGGGTAGAAGCGGCCATGCGAACCGTCCTCAAGGGCAGGGCGGATTGCCTCTCCGCAGAGGGCAGGGAGTCCTTTTGGAATCGCGTCGAGGCGCGGTTGGAGGAGGCCGAAAGAGGAGCCGTCGACCGCGTCAAGTACGATCTAGGAACCTGCTAGACCGCGTTTGACCGGTGGGTATGTAACCGCTAGAAGAGCTAGACCAAGAGGAGCCCACTTTGCTGCACCCAGTCTTTGAAGGCATAAAGGCCGTGTCCTGGGACGGGGACGAGGACAACGTCCCCAGCGTCAAGGCTTACGCCTTAGAGGAGATGCTCCAGCGGGAGTTCGACTTCGACGCCTTCACGACCGGCTACGGAGTCATCACCCCGGACGGAGAGAGCCTAAAGCAGGTCCCCCGACTGACTTCTAAGAAGTCGAAGCATGCGATCCGAAGCATCCGAGAGGAAGGCGGCGACGTGTTGATGCGGGCGGTGCTTATAGACCTGGATCGAAACCCGCACGACCCCTGGCCGACGTCGGACGAGGCGCGTCGATGGGTCGAAGATCTGGCCACGCTTCTGCCGGAGGCCGCCCTATACGCGACTACGCGGGGTATCCGGGTGGTGTTCAAGCTGCGCCGGTTAGTGGAGGTGGAGCACTTCTACAAGATCGCTCGCGCCGCCATGCGCTACGTCTCCGGGGCGGTCAAGAGGATCGGAGCCCCGGTCATTATCGACAAGACGGCAGAGGAGTGGGACCGCCTCGCGCGCCTGCCCTACGTGCGCCGGGACGGTAACAGCACGGCGGACAGTGCTTTCTTGCACATCCCTGACGTGTGGGTTGGCTGGTACCCAGGGCACTCGGTGCTGGCCGAGGTAGAGCGCGAGATAACAAAGATCGCGTCCTCCTACGTCGAGGGAGATCGACCTAGCGACATACCAGACTTCTCGGAAGCGACCGAGCAGCACGTCCAAGACATCGCCTTGGCGGGACCTCCCCACCTGAAGACGGCGGCAGCTGCCCTGCTGGATGGTGCAAGGTTCTACCGCACGGGAGACCGCAACAACAAGACCTGGGAGATCATGCGCGGCCTGTATTCCTTCATGCGGGCCAAACACCACGTCCCCTCCCCCGAAGAGATCTATGGGCTGTTCTACCCCTCCATCCTGAAGTCGACTGGTACCGATCCGGAGACCTCTCTAGAAGAGACCTGGAGCATGGCGCAGCGGCTGTACGCTAGGCAGAAGGCCGCCCGCGAAGTCGACGACCGCGAGCGCGAGAACGCGCTGTCCGCTGCGAAGGATCAAAACCCCCGCGTGGTCTTCATGAACCGAGGACGCTGGGTGTGGGACCCGGAGTCCAAGGCATATGGCCAGGCCATCACGGACAACAACACCTTCATGGCGGAGATCTCTAGGTACCATCCGCTCATCTCCATGGACGACAAGGGCAAGGTCCTGCCGCAGTCCTCGATCTTGAGAGAGCACGGCGTGCGCGCCCACGGGATCAAGCAGGTGCTGGGACAGAGCGGCAGCCGCTTGGTGAAAGATCCGAGCGGTAAGACCTTCTTAGAAGTAGGCGTAGGCGAGATAGTAGCGGTACCGCCCGTCTACCACGAGCACTGCCAAGAGTATCTGGACAAGATCGTAGAGGGTGCAGGCGAGGCGGATGGCAAACTCTTCTTGGAGTGGCTGGCCACCTGCACCCGACTCCAAGATCCCACGACGGCCCTGGTGCTGCGGGGGGCGAGCGGTGCAGGCAAGGACATGCTGGCAGAGTCCCTTGCCCGGTTGTTTGGTGGCAAGGCAGCCTTTCGCAAGTCCATGGATCGGTTCAACTCCCAGATGTTGGACAGCGCCCTGATCCACCTCAACGAGGGCGTGGACGACAAGGAGAAGAGCGGGCCCGTAGCCAACCGCTTCCGCGAGATCGTCGCAGGCGGCACGGTCGATATCGAACAGAAGGGCGTCGACCCCACGATGGTGGTGGGAAACTACCGAGTCATCATCACCGCTAACAACCCGCAACCCCTGCCCGTCCAGAACACCCGCACATTGGAGGACTTCCGGGCCATCGCGAAGCGCGTCCTGCACGTCTGGATCGACCAAGATGTGACGGACTGGCTGGAGCGAAAGGGGTCGAAGAACTACACGGCGAGCTGGGTAGACCGGGACCTAGGCGACCGCAGAGAGCCTGGAGATCTGGTGGAGCACATCGCTTGGCTGGTGGAGAACTACGAGGTCCGCAACCACACCACGCGGTTCCTGGTGCCCGCCAACGTAGGGGCGTGGCACGTCCGCTCGTTGCTGCAAGGTGTTCTTCGGGACATCATCCAGGCGGCAGGCAAGGCAGCCACGTCAGAGGCCTACGAGAGATCCGTGCTTGTGCGCAGAGGTCGTGTGTGGGTCTGCGCAGACGCCGCGTTCGCGGGGATCGTCAACAACATTAACTACACCAACTACGAAGTCCGAGAGGTCAAGGACGCGGTGCGGGGATCTCTGCTGGACGGCAAGCCCAAGAGGTTCCCCGTCAACGGCGCGGGCAAGGTCTTCTACCCGATGCCTATGGACATCCTCCTGCCTCTGATGAAGCCCGAAGATCCCGAGGTCTTCATCGAGGAGGCGGAGGAGTACGACCTTCTCTCGAAGCTAGTTGCGGAGAGCTTGGAGTGACGGGCGCGGAGCTACGACGAGTGCTCTCCCACCCCGTAAGAGATCAGGGCACCCTGCCTCCACTGCCGCCGATCTTGAAGAGGTGGTCGGAGCATCTTTGGCCGGTGCAGGTCGAGGCCCTTGCCACCTTGTACCACCAAACCCCGCCGCTGGGGATCTACGGTGACATCGGGGTCGGCGGAGGTAAGTTCCTGATCGCCACGTTGGCAGGAGCCGTCCTAGGCGCGAGAAAACCGGTTGTATTAACACAGCCAGATCTCATCCGCCAGGCGCACTTCGAGCTGGACGCCTTCCGGCAGCTGTTCCCGGAGCTAGAGGACCACCTACCGGAGTACGTGGCCTACTCGACGTTGTCCCAGTCCAAGCACACAGATCTTCTTCACCGACTGTCCCCTGACGTCCTGGTCCTGGACGAGGCGCACGCGGTGGCGTCCAGAGACAGCGCCAGGGGTCTACGACTGCGGGAGTATGTGATCTCCAACCCGGACACACGGGTGGTGGTGTTGTCGGGGACGCTCAACAAGAAGAGCCTGTTGGACGTGTACGATCTCGCAGAGCTGGCCTTGCGAGACACCACCTGGCTACCCCTGACCGATCCTGTCCAAGAGGCCTGGGCCTCCATCCTAGACCACGGGGCTAAGCCTAGCGACAAGATCCGAAAGCAGTTCCTGCAACCCATGGTGAAGTGGGCCGCCAAGCGCGGGGTGGACGTGGGCGGCCCCGACGAGGAGGTCTACCAGCGAGCCTACCGAGAGAGATACCTCACGACTCCCGGCGTGATCGCTCCCAAGGAGACCTCGGTGGGAGCGAGCCTGGTGCTGCACACCTGGAGACCTAAGACGCCCCAGTTGATCCGAGAGGCGATCAAGCACCTGGACGAGACGTGGGAGCTACCTGACGGGACAGAGCTGGTGGACGCCTTGGAGTATTGGCGGCACGCAGGCACGCTCTCCCTGGGCTTCTACTACAGGCCGATCTACCGGGGGGAGGTCGACCGCCTAGAAGAGTGGCAGGAAACCCGGTTGGAGTGGACCAGGGCAGTCCGGAGACAGATCAAGTACATCCGACGACCCGGCGTAGACTCTCCGGCAAACGTGGTCCGCGCCTGCGAGAGCGGGACGGCCCATCCCGATGTGATCCGAGCATACTGGGCGTGGATGAGCATCCGGGACAAGGTGGAGCAAGACAGCGAGCCTGTCTGGGTCACGCAGGATCTTATCGACCTAGCGGCAGACAGAGCCCGCGCGATGGGTCGGGGAATCCTCTGGTACGAGTCCTCTACCGCCCTAGAGCCGGTCCTGAAGGAGCGGGGCTTCTGCACCTACGGAGCAGGATCGAACGCTCCCACGCCGGACGTCAAGATACCAGCCCTCTCGCGACTGGTGCATGGCACCGGCAAAAACCTGCAGGCCTGGGACAACCAGCTGATCTTAGAACCCCCCGCCAGTGCAACCCCCTGGGAGCAGCTGCTAGGAAGATCACACCGACCTGGACAGCTGTCCGACACCGTTCGGGCCGAGATCTTGGCATCCACCTGGATAACTCGGTCCAGGATATATTCCGCCATGGCCGAGGCCGAGTATGTAGGTAGAACCTCAAATAAGAAGCACAAACTGACGTTCTGCGACTGGGCGTAGCTCGCTCCAAATGTCAAGAGGAAGTAAAGCATCGAGCCCAGGCAGTGACAGCCCTCTGTCAACGAGCCATAAGCATCTCCTGGCGGGGGGACACCCCGCCGCTTGGAGGTCCCGTGAGCAAGCTCGATACCCTAGTCGCCAGCCTTCCCTACACCCCTTCGGCCTACCAGGTGGCCATCGCGGAGTGGGTCATCTCCGGTCGCGGAAACGCCGTGGTGGACGCCAAGGCGGGCGCGGGCAAGACCTCCACGCTCGTGGACATCATCGCTCCGCTGCTCGCAGGCACCGCGACCTTCTGCGCGTTCAACAAGCACATCGCGAACGAGCTGGGCTCCAAGTTGCGCGGCACCTCCGTGCAGTGCAAGACCCTGCACGGCATTGGTTTCTCGGCCATCGGCTACTCCTACGGCAGCCGCCCTCGCGTCGACCAGTACAAGTACCGCAACCTCGTGCAGGACATGCTGACCGATATCTGCGAGCGGGGCCGCTTCGACGGTCGCGAGGCTTCGCAGGACATCGTCACCTCCGCGCTGGCGGACTCCGGCAGCGACAACACCATCCACCGCGCCGCCGCCGACCTGGTGTCCAAGATCCGCACCGCGCTCGTGGACGTCAACGACTGGACCGCCATCCAGGCCTTGGCCCTGCACCACGGCATCACCCTGGAGTCCGCGTGGACTCCCGCCCTGCACCTGGTGCTGCGCGCTGCGCTTCACTACGGCCTGCAGGCGGCCCGCCACACCGTGGACTTCGACGACATGGTCTGGGTTCCCAACGTGGACTCCAACGTGCGCCCCTACCAGTCCGACTGGGTCCTCGTGGACGAGTGCCAGGACCTCAACGCCGCGCAGCGCGGGCTGGCCCTGCAGTGCGTTCGCCGTGGCGGTCGTATGCTCTTCGTTGGTGATCCCAACCAAGCCATCTACGGCTTCGCCGGGGCGGACTCCGAGTCCTTCCAGCGCATCATCGACGCCACCGACGCCGTGGTGCTGCCCCTCAACTTCTGCTACCGCTGCCCCAGCAAGGTCATCGAGCTGGCGCAGGCCATCGTGCCCGCCATCCAGGCCGCCCCCGGCGCTGCCGAGGGCACCATCACCAACCTGCCCTACGGCAAGGTCGCGGACGTCGTCGAGGAGGGCGACATGGTCCTTTGCCGTCTGACGGCCCCTCTGGTGTCCTTGTGCCTCTCCCTCATCGGCTCCGGCGTTCCCGCACGAGTGAAGGGCCGGGACATCGGCAAGGGCCTCGTGAAGCTCCTTCGCAAGGCCCTGAAGCGCGCCCGCAAGACTGGCCGCCCCTCCACCCTGGCGGACGTGCCCGAGGCGCTTGAGGCGCAGATCACCGTCGAGCAGAAAAAGCTCGAAGCCAAGGGCCTGGAGGAGGACGACCTCAAGATTCAGGCGCTGCACGACCGCCGCGACGCCCTCCTCGCCATCTACAGCTGGGCGGAGGACGCGGAGACCGTCCAGGACTTGGAGCGCGCCATCGAGGAGCTGTTCGCGGACACCCGCGCCTCCGTGACTCTCTGCACGGTTCACCGCGCCAAGGGCCTGGAGTCCGATCGCGTCTTCATTCTCCAAGAGGAGAAGATGCCCCTGCCCTTCGTCTCCAAGCCGTGGGAGGTCCAGCAGGAGTACAACCTGCGGTACGTGGCCTTGACCCGCGCCAAGAAGGAGCTGGTCTTCATTCGATAGTAACGCCTGGGTTGCCGCCCCCCGGACGGGGGGTTACGGTTCCCAGGTCCCGTTTGGTAGGACACCTGCCGATAGGAAGCAGGTTTGACGCGCTGCGGCGCAAGGAGAGATATCATGGGTTTGTTTTCCAAAGGTGCTGACTCGTTGGGTGGTGGTAACCGGGCTCCCTGGTTCCACGGGAACGGCAAGGCTCTCATCCGTCTGACGGCGGCTACGGCCAAGATCAACCGGTCCAACAAGGCGCAGACGGTCATCACCGCGAAGGTCATCGCCGCCGAGGAAGGCTGCGACCTGGTGCTGGGTCGGGAGTACGCCTACCGCTACGAGGCGGACGGTCGCTACCCGGAGTCGGATGCGGCAGAGTACCTGGGCTTCATTCTGGGCTTCGCGGGGCTTCGCCACGACTCCAACGACCTCTCGGTCTTGTTGGAAGGTCTGGGCCTGGACGCCAGCGACTACAATCTGGAGAGCGAGAAGGGTGTCGCCCTGGCAAAGATCGACATCGATGAGAAGGTCACCGAGCTGCGCAACGAGCTGGAGTCAGGCGAGGGCGACGCTTGGAAAGACCGGGTTTGCGAGATCCGTCTTTACACCAAGAACGAGGGCGGCTACTGCAAGATGTACGCCAGCGCCATCCCGGCCTTCATGGTCGAGGACGGAGACCTGACCGAGAAGGGGGCAGCGGCTCTCGCCCGTACAGGCTGGCGTTTCGGGGGAGCTGCTTCAGCCGCCGCCTAGCACTTGAGACCTACCCATTTCGCTACCTGGCGGGGGCAAGGGCCGGAAGGACCTTGCCCCCGTTTTCTTTCGGAGCCAAGCCATGCTCAACGTGCCTAGTTGGATCGAGAACATAGACAGCTTCACGGTGCGCCCCCCGTATTACGGGCTGGGTGCCGTGGACCTTACCCAGCGCCCCGTCGTCGCCTTCGACACCGAGACCTACGCCATGCCCGTGCAGCGATTCCGCACCGGATCCGGGCGTGAGAAGATGTACATGCGGAGGAAGGCTCCGCGCCTGGTCTGCGCGACTTTCGCGGGCAGAGGCCGCAACACGCCCGTGCCGGAGAGCATCTCCCAGGCCGCTGCGGCGGGCCACGCCCTCGTCTACAGGGAAGGGGCGGCCTGGAAGGCAATCGTCGACCGTACCGGGGCGGAGGACGTCTTCCACGAGCTGCTAGAGGACGACAGGACGCTCCTCGTGGCCCACAACACCCCCTTCGACTTGGGCGTGGTAGCCAACGCCTGGCCCGTCCTTCTCCCGGCTGTGTTCCGCGCCCTACAACAGGACCGGGTGACGGACACCATGATCCGAGAGATGCTGCTCAAGACAGCCTTCGGGCAGATGCAGGACGACGGCACCGGGCGCGGCCCACGCTTCGGCTTGGCCGCCGTGGCGAAGGAGTACAACCTCGCAGACAGGTCCCACCAGAAGAAGGGCGGGGACGTGTGGCGCATCCGCTACCACGAGCTAGACGGCGTCCCTCTGCGGGACTGGCCGGAGGCCGCCGTGCAGTACGCGCTCGACGACGCGGTCGACGCCCTCATGATCTTGCTCCTACAGGCTCCGCTGGGCAAGGAGCGTCGGTCGGACCAGTTCTTCCCCGTCTCCACCCTTGAGGGAGGGATCATCAACGAGACGCCCCAGGTCCGGGCGCATTGGGCGCTGCACCTCATGGGGATGTGGGGCCTGCGCGTGGACCCCGCGCTCTACGAGAGCTGGGGCAGAGAGATCGATAGCGCCGTCACCTACGCGAAGGCCGTGGCCCGCAAGGCGGGCTTCTTGCGCCCCAACGGGACGATCAACAAGAAGAAGCTGCAGGAGTACGTGCGGGACGACTACGCCGCCCGTCGCCAGCCCTACCCGCTCACGCCCAAGGGCAACGAGGTCTTGGGTCAGACAGGGGAACGCCCCGAGGATCTGAAGTACGTGTCGACCTCCAAGGAGGCCCTACTGGAGTGCAAGCGACTGACGGTGGAGTACGGCGGGGAGCAGGTCGAGGTGCTCCGCCTGTGGGGTGAAACAGCGTTCATGATCCGCATGCAGACCACCTACTACGAGCCCGCTGGCATGGGCAGAGATCACGCCATGCTCTACGACTTCAACCCGATGGTGGCGACGGGCCGGACGTCGGGCCGCTCGCCCAACATGCAGAACCCCCCGAGGTCGGGATCGTTCCGCGAGCTGTTCGTCGCTCGCCCCGGCAAGGTGCTGTCCTCCGTCGACTACGCAGCGGAGGAGCTTCGGACCCTCGCCCAGATCCACTACTGGTGGTTCGGGTCGTCAGCTCTGCGGGACGCCTTCCTGGAGAAGGAGGACCCGCATGCCATGTTCGGCGCGATGCTGGCCGGGGAGACCTACGACGTCTTCAGGACCTGGAAGCGGAGTGAAGACAAGGCGAAGCGCAAGAGATTCAAGGATCTGCGGCAGGCTGCCAAGGCGGCCAACTTCGGCTACCCAGGTGGACTCGGTCCAGAGAAGTTCATCCAGTATGCCTGGGACACCTACCGCGTAGACCTGGCGGATGTCGCGGTCCTGACAGAGTTTGCTCCAGCTGTAGAGAGGTCCGACGAGGATCATAAGGCGCTGCAGATGCGATACGCCAAGGCGCTCAAGGCGCAGTGGCTTCGGCAGTGGGGCGAGGCCAAGAGGTACATGGACATGATCGGGGACGAGGTCCGCCACGCGGAAACCTTCACCTACCTCCAGCCGGTCTCCTGGCGACAGCGTGGGGGCTGCTACTACACCTCTGGGAACAACACCGGTTTTCAAGGGCTGGCCGCAGACGCCGCGAAGGAGGCCTTGTGGCGCGTGGCGGCGTTGTGCTACCTCAAGCCCGAAGAGGCCGCCGCCGTCCTTCAGAACGCGCCCTGGCCTGACGACGTCGATGCTACCGTGGTGACGCGCTGGGGGAGCAAGCTACACGGCTGCCGCCCGGTGCTCTTCATCCACGACGAGATCTTGGTGGAAGGCCCGGAGGAGACGGCCCACCTGTGGGCAACCGCCCAGGCCGAGGTCATGTCCGCCGCCGCGCAGATATACACGCCCGACGTCCCCCAGATCGCAGAGGAGGCCATCATGCGGAGATGGTACAAAGGTGCAGAACCTGTGTGGCAGACCCCCTGCGGATCGCGTTACGAGGACAAGGAACAGATCCCAGCGGGAGAGAAGAGCAAGCTCGTACCCTGGGAACCATCCTAAGGGTAGGAAACCATGGACGTGGTTGCTATTGATCCGGCTGCGAGCAGATACGCCTACGCTATCTTCCACGACGGCGAGCTTATTCAGTGCGGCTACGAGTACAAGGCCGCTGCTCTATCTCGCGTAATAGATCCCAACCGCGTCTACGTCTGGGTCCTAGAGGTCCCGCGAAACTACGGAAGGTTCGCGGTGGCCCACAAGGACCTGGACCGGCTCCGCCGCGTCTTGAAGAAGATCAAGAGCAACGCGGTTAGACCCCAGGACAAGGTCGTCCACTTCGCTCCGTCCGCGTGGAAGGGCAACGTGCCCAAGAAGATCCATCACAAGCGCCTGTGGGAGATCTTGACCGAGCAGGAGAAAAGGCGTTTGCCGGATCAGCCGGGTACGTTAGACTACGCGCACGATATACATGACGCCGTAGCTTTAGGTGCTACCTATCTGGAGCGAATGGGGCGAGGCGGAAAGAAGAGGAGAACTACCCATGCGAAAAGGCTCGACTCGTGATTCTACTGGAGGATCGCTGCTTCTCGGCGTGACCGTTCCTGTCCCCTTCATCGGAGGCAACTTCAAGTGGATGGTGGGCAGGATCTTGAGAGGCGGGTCCGCTGGCCACCCGCTGGGAGATCCCGCGAAGTATCGATGGAAGAGAGAGCGAGACGAGTACGTCCTTCGACCCGTCGAGAGCGCCCCTGCAATCGCCATGTTCCGCAGGAACGGCCAGTGGAGAATCCGCTTCGAGACCGAGGCCCTCCAGGGCGACACCTATCTCTTCGACCAGGAACACCTCGACGAGCCCATCTACACCCCCGTGGCGGTCGTGTACGCCATGACCGTTGCGACCTACCCCAAGCTACGAGACGCCGCTATGAAGCGGATCATGGAGGGATCATGAGCAACGACTACGCACCCCTGCACATCCCGCCCGCATCTATCTACCTGGGCAAGGCAGATCCTTCGGACTGGCGACACTTCTCCCCGCAGCAACAGAGAATCCTGCGCGGCGTGTTCGCGGGCCGCGTCATCCCGCTACGCACGGGAAAGATCAAGAACAACCAGTACATTCCCAGCTGGCTTGAGATCTTCGGAAGCGTCGATGAGGCCAGAAAAGCGTTAGGCACCGAGATCTTTGAGGGCGTTCTCAAGATCACCGTAGACCACGTCAGCATTAAGCTCGCAGGGGTGCAGTGCCGCAACAGCAGCAAGTCGGGAACGGGCTACGCCCAGTTCGGAAAGACCGAGACCTTACTGCGCCAGATGCCTGCTCGATTTACCTGGGACGACCTGTTGGCCACCAAGAAGGGATCGACATCGGAGGTCCGTCGGATGTCTATCCGGTCCATCGCAGCAACCCTGTATCTGCACATCGTCGCAGGCAACATCGAGTACATCCCCAACCAGCACCGCCCGGAGAACGCCAGCTTTCGCAAGATCTCGGCGTTCTTCGACGTCCCCAGCCTCTAGGAGCAGCCCGTGAGCAACTTCGCCATACAAACGATCTTCTCTGACTCCGTGCTTGGAGTAATCAGATCTGTTCTTCTTGCAGCCGTGCCAGACCAGTGGGACTGGATCCCTGCGACGGTCATCACCATCATCTCCGTGGTCGACGACATCGATGCCCTCGACGACTTCAGCGGATCTGAAAAGTTCAACGCCGTGGTGGACGCCGTGGTGGACGCCCTGGACAGCGCCGACGACATCCCTGGATGGTCCTCCCTGCCGGAAGCTAGTCGGGACGGGCTCATCGAAGGTGTCGCAGAGATCGTGGTGTTCTCCATGCGGGCTGCTGAAGCAGACGGCGTACCGGGAGAGGACGCACGAGTTCGCTTCGCAGACGCTCTACGAAGCCTAACGCTGTCGATCCTAGACCTGGTCGACGTCTTCGAGAAGCAGACCTCTGTCCCCAACGCCTTGGACCAGGTCGGAGCTAAGGTGGCGGCCATCCTAGAGGGCTAGGAACGGACTCCGCAGACCTTACGCCCCCGGTCCATCTAGGATCGGGGGTTTTTGTTGTTGCTGCATGTCAAACCCCCTAAGACACACTCCTCGGAGCGAGAGGCATGTCGCCTTCGCCTTCGGGAGCCACGCGGAGGTTTCGTTATGCCTACCAGAGTACGAGTATCCTTTGAGCTTACGGTGCGAGAGGGAGCCGATCTCTCCCAAATACTGGACGCCCTGCACGACGCCGTGCCAGACCTAGCCGCGTGCATGCACGCCTACGGAGTACCGATCTGCGAGGAAGAGGCCGAGGAGACCGCCTGCGTCGTAGACATTACCCCTCGTGGCTCCAACCGAGAGGAGGTCTGATGGACCAGCAAAACAGCACGATCTTGGCTGCCCTGGAGTCCGGCTGGGAGGCCATCCGCAAGCACCAGCCCGACATCCCCCCTGTGCGGATCATCTTGGCGAGCGGCATGCAGCGAGGTGTCTACAAGAAGCGCGGGCACTGGTGGGCCAAGCAGTGGCGCGAGGGTGAGGAGGAAGCCCACGAGGTCTTGATCGCGGGCGAGCGCCTCGCAGACGGGGCGGAGCAGGTCTTCACAACGCTCATGCATGAGGCAGCCCACGCCCTGGCCTTTGCTCGCGAGATCAAAGACGTATCCAGGCAGAACAGGTACCACAACACGCGCTTCAAGGCGTTTGCCGAGGAGATCGGCTGCGTGGTGGAGAAGAACGACCGCTTCGGGCACGTCACCACCGGGCCCAGCCCCGTGGCCTGGGAGCTGTACTCCGAGGAGATCCACGCCTTGGAGAAGGCCATCGGGAAGACCTACCGGGTCCGAGCCGCGCCCAAAGCCGCTCCGAAGAGGGAGACGCCCAAGACCTGCACCCTGTCCTGCCAGTGCGGCAGAAAGATCCGTGTGATGACGGAGCAGGACAACGACGAGATCCTCTGCCTTCTTTGCGACACCCTTTTCGAGTAGGAGCACGCCGTGGGAACACACATCAAACAGATCGACCCCGAGAACGGAACGTACACCCTGGAGGAGATGCAGAGGCTGGTCGGCGGATACGTCGAGGCTCACCCACTGGGGGACGGAGAGCATGTCCTGTTGGTCAACGAGGACGCGGCTCTGCAGGGCCTCCCGGTTAACAGTCTGGTCTCCGCCCTCCTGGGGCTGGAGATCCGAGGAGACGCGGCCATCGTCAAGCGGGAGCAGATAGAATGAAGTGCCCAAACTGCGGACACCACACATGGCACGTCGACCGCAGCGTGCATGAGGAAGCCAACGACCACCACAAGATCTGCAACGCCGGGGGCATTAGGAAGGTCCGGCGAGTCCTTGCCCACCACGGTATGGAGGACAGCACCGCGTGGCACTTCCGAAGGCGCAAGTGCCGCAGGTGCGGCGAGGTAGGCTACTTCGTAGAGATGCCTCTGCCCGATCTACCTCAAGAGAAGGAGATGTAGCGAAGCGCCAAGAGCCCATCCTGCCCCGAGAAGTAGGCCCCGATCGTGGCCTCTCGACTGGTGGCGTACCCGTTGGTGGTGTGCCATACGTCGCTGGCAGCGGGGGAGGGTTGCTGGATCAGGGTAAGACCCGCGTGCTCGTGGATGTGCAGGTGGTGAAGGTTCCCCGTCAGGGCGTACCGGTGCTTTGCAGACAGGTCGTGATCCCTCAACCAACCGTCGAGGGTGGTTGCAAGATCGGAGGCCTTCTTCTCGCCGTGCCCGTGATGCCCCACCAAGGCTGTCCTTCCGTAGATGTGGAAGGCGTGCGAGGACGTGAAGTTCCCGAAGGAAACCCTGGGATCGTCTTTGTAGGCAGCCCAACACACCGCCATGAGAGAGCGAGAGATCAACTCGTCGTGGTTCCCTGGGATGCACTCCAGGAAGACCGCCAGGCCTTTTGACAGCAACCCATCAACTGCCTGCAGGTAGATCTCTGTTAGCTCCTTTGGAATCGTGTGCGGGATACCGTCCATGTCCTGGTGGTGTCGCATGGACGTGGTCGCCCCATGCACGTTGTCAACGTGCGCGATATCGCCGCCCACGGCGAGAAGGACGTAGTCGGGCATGCCGAACGCCCGGATGCCGTGCTCCACCGTTGTCTCTAGCCCGGCGTGGAACCTCTCCGCTGCGATAGCTCTGTTGTAGGCCTCCCCAGACGAGGCGAAGGAGTCGTCCACCAACAGCCCGAAGTGTAGATCCGAGGCCTGGTAGAAGCAGATGTAGCCCTGATCTTCTTCGCCCTTGCGTACGGGAGGCGTTGTGTCTGGCTTGCGCCCTACGACGGACTCCAGGATCTCGCTGAAGGGGTCGAGCAGCCCTTGCTGGAGGGTGAGCCACTTACCTGCGGCCTTCTTGATCTGCGCCAGGTCCTCTTGCTCGACGCGCTTCGCCAGCTGGTACCTCTTGAGCGCCAGCTGCTCGTCTGCAAGATCATCTACTTCCCTCTCCGCCATCTCTTCAAGCGTGAAGGGCTCGTGTTGCTTGGTCAGGCCGTACAGGGACTTGATCTTGTGGAAGTCTCGCCGCGTGAGGCGGTGCTGGACCGCCACCTGCTGCATGGTTTGACCCATACCGCCCTGCGCCTTGTCCACGTAGGAGCGGATCATCTCACGCAGCTCGTTCTCGGACAGGACAACCGTGCGGGGGAGCCCCGAAGCGGACACCCACTCGAAGAGATGTCGGCCGTTGGCCAGGGGAGTATGAGATCCGCTGTCTTTGGGCCCCTCGCCGTCGACCTGGGCCTCCTGCGTGTCTGGAGCCTCGCGGTTGTAAACCTTCCTGCAGAGCGCCCCTACGGGCAGATCACCACGAGCCTCTCGTTCTACCAGGTCTCTATCTAGATCCCCTCGAAGAACTTGGCTGACGGCTCGCGCTACGCGCTCCGACACCTTGTAGGTCCGCCGTATATAGCGGACGGCTTGGGGATCTCCAGGCCGCACCTTGTCCAGCACCTCAAGGACGCGGACGGCGACAGGTCGTTTACTCACGGGAATCTCCTACTTAGGAGGGGTGCCTTCGTACCAACGGTCGAAGACGTTCACCAGCGCGGCAACAGCCACGCGGATCCTATCTCTGTAGAGCGCATCGTCTAGAGCTGGGGCGTCTTGCTCCTTCAGGTGGATGGAGAGGTAGTAGAAGGTACCCTCCGTAGAAAACACAGGAAACATGTGGACCACAGGGGATCCAGCGGCCTGGATGTTACCGCGCATGATCCCCTCTGCCTCGTCTGGGAGAACTTGAACGCCCCCCTTCTGGTACATCTTGACGAGTAGGTGGGTCAGCGGGGCGTCTAAGATCTGGTGCTGCCACTCCATCTTCATCGAACGCACGGCGTCTCCCACAGCCTCTAGGTCAATGGAGGACGTCAGATCTCTACCTACAGACGGGAGCTTGCCACCGTTCTCCTGCCGAGACAGAAAGACGCGATCTGCAGAGACCTCTTCGCGGAGCCTCTCCAGCGTATGCCACATAAGATCAGAATCCCGGAGGACCTCGATGGGGCGGAGGACGCGAGGGGGCTCCTCTTCGTCCTCGTGAGACAGCTCGATGGCCCGCAGAGCTACATCTCGAAGAGCCTGGATCGCAGCTCCAGCGCCTCCTCCCAAGAAGAAGACGACGCCAAGCAGGACCCAACCGGGAACCTTGCCAGCTAGATCTGACAGCCCTTCTATCACTAGATCCGCCTACGACGTAGAGGACAAGGCGTTGAGGGCGGCCTCCCAGCGAGCCAGCAAGTCTTCAACGGGTTCCACCGAGATCCACTCCTTCTCCCGTTGACGGGTAACAACGCGAACCTCGCCGGTGGGGTCTCCCTCTCGATCGATCATAGCCCAGATGCCGTAGATGGATGTGGGGAGCAACACGATCTCGGTTGGGCCCTCGGTGCAAACAAAGCGAAACAATGGACTGCTCATGGGTTCTCCTAACCGCTAAGCGGTCTTTAGTTCCGTGCAGACAATGAACGTGCCGGTTTTCATGGTGAAGTCTGTGCTGCCGTTTACGTTCTCTGCCACCAACAGATCTAGGGTTCCTGCGGTGCTACTTGTAAAGAGCGCACCCATGAAGTAGGCCACCTGGGTAGTGCTCCCGCCCGCGCCATTCACGGTGATGGTGTCCGTTCCGTTGAAGTTCTTAGGCACCTGATCTCCGTCCAAGTCTTGATGCCAAGCACCGCTCGCTCCTGTGGGGGGATCGAACGCGATCTTACCGTCGCTAGATGTACCTGACGTGTAGTGGATCATGCAGATCATGTTGTACTTGGTGTTAGCCTCTAAGCTAGGACCAGTCATGACCTTGGTGAGGGTCGTACCGTTTACCGGCGTAGCGTCAGACGCTAGAACAGTGGAGAGAACCGTCTGGGTCGTTAAGAGCTTGGTTGCTAAGCCGTCCGTGAAGGCGTTGGTGTCTGCCTCTCCTTCGTAAAGCGCCTTGATCTGCGCACCGGTCTGGTCTTGAGTGGCCCCTGCTTCTACGCCGTTGAGCTTGGTGAGCAAGGCGTCCGTGAAGGCGTTGGTGTCTGCCACCGCTTCGTACGCGGACTTGATCTGGGCACCGGTCTGGTCTGCAGTAGCAGAGGTCTCGATGCCGTTGAGCTTGGTGAGCAAGGCGTCCGTGAAGGCGTTGGTGTCTGCCACCGCTTCGTACAGAGCCTTGATCTCCGCACCGGTCTGATCTGCCGTAGCAGAGGCCTCGATGCCGTCGAGCTTGGACTCGTCGGAAGAGCTGAACTCCGACCCAGAGCTGCCTCCTGGAAAGATCGCGGGCATATCAGACCTCTGCAATAGCGGGAGCGATGTAGACCCACGGGCGAGCCGTAACGCCTGACCCGTCTCCCGAGTCCTTGGTGACGCTGTACGTCTCGACGTACAACCGCATGAAGCCCGCCACGTTGACGCGCTCCACAAAGCCCTGCGCGCTGATCGCCCCGATGTCTCCGGCTTGCGGGGTGACCCACGGAGCCGCTACGGGGATCAGGGTGGAGGTGGGCAGCTGGACCCACAGACGAGCACTGAAGCTCGCAGGATCGACGTAGCCCTCTAGCGCGGCTGCAGGAACCGCCGACCCACTACCAGGCGAGGTCTCGCCGGTAAAGTTGATCGTCATGTTCGCCGCTGCGCCGCCGTTGACGTCCGTCTCGTAGACCCAGACGGTGTCCAAGACGCCGTCCGTAGTTCGCGCCACCGCACTGGCCCGGATGTTGCCCACGGCGGCGGTGTTGATCTTGCTCACCAGGTCGGCAACCGTGGCCATGGCGTCGGCCTTACCGGTGGAGGCGTAGGCCGTGCCGTCAACGGTCACGATGTAGTTGTAGGCCGACAGGAAAGCAGATCGAACAACCGTAAGGTGCGCCGACTTCCGCCCCGCCACTGCGCGGCGAGAGAGAAGCACGTAGGTGGAGACGGAGTTCGCGGTAGACACGCCGATGTTGACCGCGTTGGTGCCGGTACCGGGCGGGTACAGCATCTCGGCGGGGGTGTCGATCCATGTGGCGTTGGGGTTCCGACCGATGGAGAGTTCGGTCGCGCCAAGGAGGTTGCTTATGATTGCCATGGTTTACTCCACCGCGTACTTGGTGACTGTGAGATATAGATCTTTGAAGAACCAAGCCTCGTGGGCCTGCCCGTGGGGAGGGTGACCAACCCCTTCTACGTAGTATCGATAGTTCCCCAGATCGACTCTCTCCGCGATAGAGGCCGCCGAACCGAAGTCCCAGTCCGCCGTACCGGACGTAGAGACCCCGTTGTGTGTCAGGGTCAAAGTGGCCAGATTGGTTATCGTGCCGTCGGATCGAGCTTGTTTTCTTAGGTACCAAACAAAGTGGTTACCGCTCGACAAGCCGCCATCCCCAGTCAGGGGAACAGAGTGAAAAGACACATTCAAACCTGTGATGTAGATCTTTCCAACAGACCCGGCCTCGGTCTCTAAGTTTCTGCCTCCCAGGATCTCTGTAAGATCCCTCTGTACCACGATCTCTTGGTCTGCCGGAGCGTTAGAAGTGCTACCTGCGTTAGCGAAAGTACCGCTAACGGCTCTGGCCCAAACAGAGAAAACACCGTGTGCGTAGGCAGCGGCGAGACTGCCTGTAAAGGTCACGTTGTAGCCGTACCCGGCCTGGTAAGATACACCTGTCCCAAACGCTATTGCGCCTCCAGAGGAGCCCCAGCTTGCGGCAGAATCGCGCAGCAACGGGTCAGACCAGCCTCCGGCGCTGTCCATGAGGTAGTGTTTAAGCTCTAGAGCGGCGGTGTATCCGTACCGAGCGCGAGTCGTGGTGGCTGTGTTGGCCGCAGCCGTGAACCCTTTCCCGGCGTGGATCTGTCCCGAATAGGACCAGATATCTGTAGAGACAGCCCAGGAAACCCGCCCGGTACCGCCTGTTGGGGACTCCAGCGTACCCCCCGTGTAGCTGATAACTGACCAGGAGTCCGTGTCGAGTTTCAGCTCGATGATGTCCCCAGCCGAAGCACTCCCCCCTCGAAGAACCAAGGCGGTGCTAGATCCTCCCGAGGCCGCCGTCACGTAACCCCGCCAGGCCGAGGGACCCAGCGAGTCGAGATCGTAGAGCTTCCAGTTCAGGAACGCCACCGGAAGCGGCAAAGCCGGATCGAACCCCTGCAGCTGGTAAGAGTCTGGGGGGGTTGTACGGAAGGTGGCTGTGGTTGTCCAAACGGTCGCCATCGAGATCTCCTAAGAGACGGGGTGCCACACCTTTGCGCCAGTAGCGGACTGGGGTGCGGTCGCGGGGAGCGGGTAGTAGTCGCGGGAAGATCCTCCCACGTAGGCTAGTAGGCTTTCAAGTAGCACAACAGATCCGATGGGGCAAGCCTGGGCCACTACGACGGCCACCCTCTCGGCGTACCCGTCCGGCATCCACTCCGTCCTCCAAGCCGTGAGGATGATTAGGTTTCGTTTGTACCGCGTGAACTCTACCGCGAGGGGTCCGTCCGTGGCCGTGCGCCACAGCTCCACCAGCTCGTCTACAGATCCGGTGCATCTCTTGCTCTGGAAGGCCGTGGCGATCAGGTGGCGATACCAGTAGTCGTCAAGGCCGTTGCGGGGGGTGCCCGCGACCCAGCCGTAGAAGTCCAGCTGCTTGCCCGTGGCGTGGGGCAGCGTGTTGCCTACGTGCGCGTCGAAGACGGTGTTCTCAAGGTACTGCAGGGTGCGGGCCACGGCCTGCAGGATCCCCACGCGCCCCGGAAGGGACTTGTGGTGCAGCGGCGAGAACTCCCCGACGGTGTCTTCATGCAGTTGGTGCTTGATCGCAAGGTCTTCGGCGGTGGCCATGAGGGGCGCTCCTTAGGGGTCAGCTCTGACGAACCACGATCCCGCCGCTCGCCGCAGAGGTGTCCAACGTGGCGAAGGACGCGGCATCGATGGCTACATCGTTTGTGGTCAAGGCCGCGCCCGCGACAGAGAAGGAGATGGTGGTGCGGGCCACGCCTTCGACAGCGGCGACTAGCCCCAAGAGATCTTGTTGCCGGATAGTCTCTCCAGGCTCCAGGCTCTCGAAGTAGAGACGCACAACCTCTTGGATCGGAGCGGTGACAGACGAGAGGGTGCCCCCTGGCTCGTAGCCCGTGCTAGGATCTATGAACACGTCCACGGTGATGAGCGTGGCGGACATGAACCAGAACCCCTCGCGGTGCGGCCTTAGGTCTGCGCCCGTCACCTCGCCCACTACGCCGTCCGCGCCCGTCGCGGTCGGAAGAGATCTGTTGACGTTGCCGCCCAGCATGCCGAACAACTGGGACAAGATCTGTTGTTGGACTACCGTAGTGATCGTATTGGGGTAAACCCAGATACCTACGCCGTTCTCCGGAATAGACCGGGTCGAAACCGTGACCGGGGCGAAGGTGGGGTTGTAGACCACGCGAACCTTCTGCACTCCGTTCAACGACTGCAAGACCGTCTGAATGGCCAAGGAAGATCTAGAGGAAGAGGAGCCCAGTCCCTTGGAGATCTTATTGCGGATCGATGCATCCGTCTCCGCCGACGTCCCCACGATCGCTGCGGCGTCGTTCGTCACGCCCGTCCAGCCCGCCACACCCGTGACGCGGTTGACAATGGTGCCCGCTGCGGCGGAGATCGGGCCTACGGCAGAGGCCTCGAAGACCGCCGTAGCCTGGTAGGGTGCGGCAGAGGGCAGGGTGACGTCCTCCAGCAGAACCCACTCGTTGGTGCCGTCGCTGGCCTTCGCCGCCCCTGCAGAAAGAAGCACGGGGCCGTTGGCCCACCCCGTGAGCTTGAGCGTGACCCGCGACTTCGACCCCTCGTCGATCGGAATGTGCGCCAGCTGCGCCAAGTACCGAAGCAGAAACCCGCTGGCTTGGTTGGGATCGTGGGCGTCGAAGACGGCGGAAACGCCGTTGTCGATCTCGCTGGCGATCTGGGCCGTGATGAGCAACACCGCCGTCGAGAACTCTGCGCGGTCGTAGCGAGGAACAGAGAACCCTAGGTCCGCGCAGATCCTATTGTACTCCGTCTTCGCGATGTCGAACCACTCGCTCGCCGTGCGGGCAAGGTATCCGGTGCTTGTGAGTCCAGCCACGAGTAGACCTCCTTGGCGAGGGTAACACGGGTGATCTAAGAACGCTAGTCAGATCGCGGTGTATCCCCAGCTCAAGACCAGCGGCACCAAGATCGCGTTGTCCCCGGACGACTCGGCCCCAGCCCCGGCGTCCTGTTGACCGAGGACAGTCAGCTGGAAGGGCCGCTGCGAGATGAAGCCCTGGACGGACAGAGTGATGACCCGCCCGCTCTGCTCCCCGTAGGACTCTCGCACCGCGATGTTGGGGATCTCTTCCAAGGTACGGGCCACCTCTTGAGCCAGGGCGGGCACGTTGACGCCCCTATCGGTCAGATACCCGAGCCAATCGATCCCCTGCAGGATGTTGATGGGCCACTCGCCCTCCGCGATGGACAGGATCGTATCTGCCTGTTGGAGGATGAGCTGTTGATCCCGCTCCGTATCCGATATTCGGTCGGAAGGAAGAAGATCTCTGTTGTCTCCAGTGCATAGAACGTCGGCGCTCATGTCAGTTCCCCTTGAGATCAGAAGTGCCGCTGACGGCGGGCGCGGTCGAGGTGAGTGTGTAGGCGAGACTACCATCACCTGCTAACGCTAACGCCGTTGCGATCTTTCCAAACTCCGCCCAAGCATCGGAGATTGCGTCTTGAACGCTGTTTTGGAACGCTAGGCTCTTCGCGGTGGCGGGGTTGTCGCCTATGCGAACGTCGCCTCCGAAGATCACCCTGTCTGCCGTTCGCGCTGCACCCGTAGGTAGCGTCCTGTTCATGATCAGCGGGAGGAAGAACCCGTCCCGGATCCCGTGTAGGCTTGTATCGGTAACATCCACGGGCCCCTGGATGTTCGTATCTAGCAGATCGTCCAACGAGTACATGGTCGGGATGTAGAGGCCTACGTCGTTTTGAGCCAACTTCAAGGACTGATCTGACGCCCCGCTCGCAGGCAACAGTACAGGTACGTCCGAGATCACCTGCGCCTGGACGTAGGTCCGGTCCTTGGTCTCTCGATCGGTGCGAGGGAAGTTCACCAGCGGCTGGATATCCGCCCGAGTGTTCCCGGTCTGCGCCTCGCCTACACGAACCACACGGGCGGGCATAGGGCCGTAGTGGTGGCGCAACATCCGTTGGACGACCATCTCGATCAGCTCCATGAGGCCCGGCTCGAAACTAGCCATGTCAGCTCCTAAGGATCTTGCCTACGCACTCGACGTAGAAGTCTTTGTTGTAGTTAGATCCCTTATAGGTAACCTCCCGAACAGCGACGCGCTCCTCGATCCAGCCCTGCATCCGTAGGTCGTAGAACTCCAGGAGCACATGATCCCCAGGAGAGATGGAGGGCTCCAGCAACCCCTTGAACTTCACGCCCTTGTCCGTCCGCGTCACGCTCCCCACCAGATTGCCGAGATCAGGCATAGAGGAGAACCGGGTGACCAGCACACCGTCCCCGACCTCCGAGGCGTCGGGGTCCAGAAAGCGCACCTTGTCCCCTACGATGGACAGCTCTGTCTGGGTGTATTCCGCGATCTCCTGCAGCCCCTCCACGCAGTTTCCGGACCACACAAACCCCCGCGGGTAGATGATGCTGGGGTCGATGTCGCTTCTCTCGATCTCCCACTTGGACTCCGGAAAGGTGAACGTCCCGGCTACGTCGACCAACATCTCTGCTACCGCTTGTGCGGTCTGCCTCCCGGACAGAGAGACCTCCGAGACCGCTCGCCGGTAGCGAGGCCCTCCGGAGTGAGCAACGATCTGCAGCTTGACGTCCCCGGCAGAAGTCTTGGAGAGCGACACCCCGTCCCGAATGGGGATCCCCGCAAACAGCAGGCCGAACCGGTTGGTGTACCCCGCCGAGATCGACAGGAAGCTGTCCTCCCCCCGGAGCAGGTCGTCCACCATCTGATCTGGAGGATTACATATCGACACAGATCCCGTGACCGGCTTCCCGTCCGTGCTGTACTTGACCTGGAAGTCGACGTGCAAGGACGTGGACTTGCCGTTCAAGAACTCCGGCTCCGCCACGAACTTATAGCCCTCTCTCCCCTGGATCCCGGTCACAATCTCAATGACTCGACCGTATAGCTCTTGACTAGCCATCTGATTACACCAGTGTGAACGCGGGATCTACGCCCAGCGCGGCGTCCTTCCTCAATGTGAGAAGCTCCGCGTTGGTGTAGTAGATAACGGAGAGGGTGGATCCTAGATCCTTCCTAACGTACGGGTCCGCCCCGAACACGTAGAGCTGCCCAGTAGGGAAGCTGACGACCATGCTGCCGGAGGACATACGCCGGTTTGTAGCGATGTAGTCCCCAGCCGCTATGTCGAATACGCTGATCCTCCAGTCCTCGGTTCGCCAGTTCCAACGCAACTGAAGGGTGTAGCGCACCTCTTCGATCGTAACGCGGGTGTCGTAGGCGCAAGGCTCGCTCTGCAGGGGGATGATCGTAGGCACAACGCCCTCCGTGAGAAGTAACAGATCTAGACGCTAGTTGGCGGCACCCGTAACCAGCTTGAAAAGAGCGTTTGAGCTGGTAGACTCTTGGAGCAGCTGACTGAAGCTATCGGCCGAAGGGGACGGACCTTGGGGATCTGATGAAGTAGTGTCGCCGTTGATGTAGTCGATCACATCCGCAGCGACGGACTTGTCGCCCCCGAGGAAGTTGGAGACGTCGTCCTTCAGCTGCGCAATCTCCCCCTTGTTTGCCACGGGCTCCTGGTTTCTAGCTCTTGGGATCTTGGGGATTATGACTCTGTCTACCGTCGCGCGGCGAATCTTCTGGAACGAGAGATCTATCCCGATGCGGGTGGAACCATCTCTCTGGTCGTTGTAGCTCGTAAGCACAAAGTTCTTGATCTTTCCGTATCGCGGAGAGAAGAGATCGACCGGGACTCCAAGCAACATCTCCAAGGCGACTAAGATCGAGGCACCCCGGTCGTTGAAGATGGCTGCACCGAACGGACCCTGGGTGGCGGCGGCGGGGGGGTAGATCATGACAGGAACGTCGCTGTACGCGGCGACGAACTCTTGGGCGTTCCGTTTTGGAGGGATGTTGTCCCCCACCAGCGGAGTGCCCAAATAGCCCTGCACGCTGTAGGCCTTAGACCCCTTGACCGCGTGATCGCTCACAGCGGAAGACCTCTCCAAGGGGTGGGTCGGGACGTTGGCTCCGTTGGACAAGGTCTCGCCCGAGATGCCGTCGAGGTAGATCAGACGGTAGTACCCTGCGACGGGCTCTTGGGACAAGACCATCCAGCGGGACTTGGTGCGATTGTGGGTATCGCCCCCGCCGAGACGGGACATTGTGGAGATAGCAGGCATCGGTCACCCCTCATGCGACGTTGGCAATACCTCGCCCTTGACCCATCATAAACATGTTGATGAAAGAGTCTGGATCTGAAGTCACGGCGTTGACGTTGTTGTTCTGCGTGATCTGTATGGGAGGCGCGGGGGCGGCGGCCATGCCCGCCCCGTAGAAGAGCTGGTTCGTTGTAGTGGGACCCGCGCCCGTGAAGGCGTTGGAGATCGCTCCGCTAAAGCCTCCAGACCGACCCAACCTCCGCGTAAAGGCGTCGAGAGGGCCGGAGTTTCCGAACAAACCGATAAGGCCCCCGGTAAGGAGTTGGACAAGTAGACTGACTGCTTCGACGACGACGTTGACTATACGTACCACAGTGTGGAATAGGTGCCCCATAAACTGCAGCACGAGCCCAAAGGTCTGGAGGACGCCTGCCGCCATCACAAGCAGTAGCGGGAAGACAGGCCCCCGAGCAAAGGCGATCACACCCGATACGACCTGCTGGATCGTATCCCGAAGCTGCAGCGCGAACAGGAAGATCGACCTCATCATTAGGTCGATGAGGGGCATGCCTCTCAACCACTGGCCCAGGGCCTTGAGGTAGGGAAGCAGGCGACCATCCCCCCCGCGTAGACTGGTCATGATGTCGTCTACTGCGATTGCGATGGCTAGAACCGCAGCCCCCAGAACAGCGGCCTTACCTATGAAAGGACCGAACACGACTCCACCGATCAACATCACCGCAACCAACATGCCGTGCAGCAACCGAGCCATGGTCTCGCCGTCGTCTTTGATGAACTTATCGAAGAACCCGCGCAGCCTGTCCAGCCCGTCCAGGAGCGGCTTGAAGGACTTGTCGATATGTGTTCCAAACTTGACCGCGTTATTGTTCAGGAACACAAGCAGAGGCTTGATCGTGTTGCCCAACACGTCCGCAGCGCGGGTCAAGACCGGCAGCAAAGCAGATCCGACCGTGTTGGACAGCGCCTTCATAAGACGCCCGATCCTTCTCTGGGCGCGAGCGAATCTCTGCCCTTCTTTGAGCTGTTGCTTGGACAGCACCAGGCCCGTGTCGATAGCCTCCTGCATCGCAGCGGCGATCTCCTGCACGTTGCCCATCTGGCCGAACTTCTGGGCCAGTCCGCCGCCCAAGATCTTCTCCAGAGCGGCCATCCTTCGGTCTGGAGCCAGTGTGTCCAGCTGCTTCATCATCGCCAAGAACTTCTCAAGTCCTCCGTTGGCGTTCTGAAAAGTGCTGGCTGTAAGGCCGAAACGGGCGAAGTCCTCCGCTATTCCCTTCTCTCCAGATCGGACGTCGTCTATCCTCTCTGTCAGCGTCTGGAACAGATCGGACACGTCGTTAAGCTCTGCTCCCACCACGGACGCTGCGCCCGCAAACGCCTGCAGCTGCCCCGTCGCCACGCCCGAGAACTTGGACAGCTTGAGGATGTCCTCACTGGTCTTCGCCACGCGCATCACGCCGAAGACCTCGTTCAGTCCCCTCCAAGCCCTCGTGAGGGACTGGACCAAGCGATCTAGAAAGATCGTGGTGATGCCCATCGAGATGAAGCTCTTTCGCAGCCCGAAGACCTTCTTGCCTAGCGCAACTAGGCGGTTGCCTCCCGAGGTCCCGATGTTGATCCGCAGACCCATTAGGATCTGCCCACCGGTTCCTGCAATACCGCTAAAGATCGACATCGACTATCTCCTGGATCTCCCAGACTCTCGCATCTTCTCTTCTATCTCCTTCATAGAGGAGATCTTGTCCGCGTCTACTTTGTCTAGGATTGCGTGCATTTGGATGATCTTACGGAAGGATAGCCGTGCTGCGGTCCCTGGGAGCATCTTTAGGAAGGGGTGGATCTCAAGTCTCAAGTATAACCAGTCTTGCCCGACTCCGAGGGCTAAAAGATCTAGGACAGATTGATCGGCTACGCCGGGGCTGGCTCCAGCGGGTGGGTCGTCCTCGACTACTCGCTCTCGTCGAACCATCCAGCCAGTAGCTCGAAAAAACCGTTGATCTCCATAACTCGCTGGAAGGCGTCTCTGAACTCTCTCCAGTTTCGGGTGTAGGCCAGATCGAACTCGGCGGTGTTTCCGCCTCGCCCAACCAGTCGCTTTCCGGCACGGGTCGTGTGCTGTAGGACCAGAGGAGCCAGCTTGGTCATGCCGCCCATGGACTGGATGCCCGTCTGCGCCGACGTGACGATGTGGTCTAGGTCGATGTGTTCCAAGATCTTCGAGAAGGAGATCTCCTGCTCGTCCTTCTTGAGGGCGGCGCTCTCCATCCGCTGGGCCTCTGCGGCTCGCGCCGAGGAAAACACCGCCTCCGCCAGAGGACCCATGCCTACAGCGAGCATGGCGTCTACAACCTTGAGGCCGGAAGATCCGACGTGAGGAGAGACCACGTACTGGACGGGCTCTCCCTTCCGGTCGTAGAGGGTGAAGGAAAGGTCTTCGAGATCAGCTAGGCTTTGAGACATGGGTAGTCCCCCTGGGGTAGGTCAGTAGGGCTTCAGTGCTACGGAACCGCGATATTCAGCGGACCATGCACAGTCAAGAAGCGGGCGTAGGGCAGCTCCACTTGGTACTCTCGCGTGCCAACAGCCTTGGCCTTTGAGATCGTGGGCTCTTGGAGAAACACGCAATACTCCGACGAGATCTCGTCGCCGTTCGCGGGGTCCTTCAAGTAGAAGGGCACGGCGGCAAGAGGCCCACCAGCGAAGAGCAGGCCAGCCTGCGCCTTCACCAGGGCGTCGAGAAGCGGGATCGCTCCCGACGTCTCCATCAACGTGATCGTCGCCCGAACCCGCTCGTCGTTGTTCGCGGAGTAAACCACGTACCCGTCAGCGGAAACCTCGCTCTCCACGAGCTGGGACGGCAGCTCGAATGAGATGCCGCCGTCTGACCCGAAGTTCGACAGAGGAACGGTGCCGATGATGCACTGCACAGCGGCGAAGTTGTATGCGAAGGCGGGACGAGGAAGCCCCGGATAAGTCGCCATGGTGATCTCCGATTAAATGATGGGGTCAGGACGTAACGAAGGCGTTGATCGTAATCTTTCGGGCGTCCTCAAGGAAGTACGCCAAGACCGTGAAGGTGAGGGTCTTGTTGTTGAGTGCGGTCGCGTCGATCGGATCTGCGCTCTCGTAAGGCACCGCCTTCCCAAGTCGCTCCGCCTCTGAAGGACGGAGAGTGTGCTTGGCGCGAAGGGCGTTCTGCATGACTGCCTTGATCTTGTTAAGGACGACCGATTGCCCCTGGGAGTCCATGGGGAGCTTGCGCCGCAGGTTGGCGTACTGGGCCTTGACCTCGGCCACCGCCAGCTGCAGTCGGTTCTCCAACCAGTCCCGCGTGAAGATGTGGTAGACAGGCCGTCCGCTGACCATCACGCCTGCGTCCACGTAGGTCTCGGTGCCAAACATAGGCAGCGCGTGGTTCACGAAGAGGGCGTCTAAGGCGTCCTTGTTGGCTTGGGACAGATTGACGGTCATGGCCTTGGTCTTGGTCAGCACCAGGTTGCCGCCCGCAGCCTCGTTGTTCCAGTCCGTCGAAGCGTACAGGGCGCAGATCTCGGCCCAATCCGCCACGCCGTCGGTCACCGCGTTGAGGTTGTGGTAGGAGACGTAGACCTGATCTTGGTGAGCGGCGCTAAGCTGCTTGATCGTAGCCAGGTTCTTCACAGCCGCTGAAGCGTCGGCGTCCAGGATGTCGGGAACGCCGTCGTTGTCCGCGTCTCCCGTGACTCCAGCGAACACAGGGTGTGATCCGCCCGTGTTGGAGTTGAAGGCCTCGACGCAGGCCTTGATGTCGTCCTGGTCTTTCGACGCGCAGATCACGGAGTGAAACTTGACGCTGTTGCTCTCCAGGTAGTTAGCCACAGTGGCGTAGGTATCGCTGCCTCCGATGGAGACGAACTTGACCGTGCGCGGGTGAAACTTCGCGCCGAAGAAATGCGAGACACACAGCGCGCCGATCGTTCCGAGTTGGCCGGAAGGGATCACTTGGGTTTCGCTGAAGGTAGCCAGCTTCGAGTCCGTGACGATCGTGGATGCGTTGAGGGATCCATCGCTAAGCGGGCTGTTGGCCGTCTTGTCGATGATCAGAACATCGGAGAAGTTCAGGACGAAACCGAGCGTAGGCAGCAAACCTAGGTTCAAGTTCACTACAAAGTTGTCGAAGTGGGACTGGACGGGGGAGGTCATGGCGAATCACTCCAAAGATTGCGTGACCGAGATCACAGTAGCGGAGGCGTCAGGCGGGGAAGGCGTAGCTGGGATCCCGATTTGAACGGTTTCAGTGTGAGTGATAACACGATCTCGGATCGCCCGGCAAGTAACAGTGATGAGTGCAGATCCACGGGTTTGCTCTCTAGCACCGAAAAGACTGGATATATCAGAGATACCGGCCCCGTCGGACTCCACGGAAAAACCCTTCGATCGGAAGTATTCGATCACGGTCAAGTCCTCCAACGCCATCAGGAAAGCATCGAGCCAACCCCAGGCTTGGGCTCCTAGGCATTGGATACGGACGGTAGATCGGACCAAGGAGATGCTCTTGTCCGTGTCCGAGAGCGATCCCGCCTTGTAGACGGTCTGCGGAACGAGGTCCAGCCGTTGATTGTACTGTATGATCCTGATAGACAAGAACTGCTTGGTCTGTGGAGCTTCGGAGGGCTCCGAGACGATGTTCTGGGAAGATATGCCCCAGATAGCGGCGGAGAGCACCTGGTTTAGCAGGGCGTCTCGAAGGCCTTCGTAGATCAAGACGCGGATCGTGTTGGCTTCGGACATTACCACTCCACCGTGTTGGATGCGTTTCCGGGATCTACGGTGTTCTCGGTAGCCGGGCGACTAAGACCCAACAGCTCTGCCTCGGCGTAGATGTGAGGCAGTAGCCCAGTCTGCCAGTCCTTGACGAACTGCACCTCGTAGTAGAGCCCCCCGATGTAGAAGAGCGTAGGCAAGAACTGCGCCGAGAGATCTGGGCCGCCCCGTATGGTGGGCCAGGTACCGTCCGCGTTCTTGTAAATCCAGATCTTGTAACGCGCCAGCTGCTGCGATCCGGCTAGTTCGACAGATCTCCTAGCCCCCATGGGCTGGACTACGGCGTAGACCGTGGAGGCCGCGTAGCCCGTCATGCCTTCGGTTGTAAGCTGACCTGCGGCAGTCAAGGTCCACCCCGAGGCAAACGCCGCTGCGTTGGACATAGACACAGAGATCTTGTTCAGGCCGTGGCTCATTTCTTGCCTCCTAGTGCCTTAACAGCCTTCGCGAGGGGCCCTAAGGGGTTGCCCATACCTACGCTGGGGGTCCAGGTCGGCTCGAAGGCAGAGGCCAGCTTGCGCGTCTCAACGAGGGGATCGTCGAAGCCTTTCTTACGGATCGTCTCGTCGGCGTTTCTGGGCTTCGCCCACCCGAGGATGGACCTGCGGATGTCGTCCGCGACCATCTTCCCGAGGGCCATCATGCTCCGGCGCATCGCTGCTTTGTGAGCCCTGGGGCTTCTCTTCTTCTTGGCGGTCTTGGAGGCCTCGATCCCTATTCGGGTCTGCATGCTCCTGCGATACTTCGACTCGTTCTTGGCGAGAGCCGTACCCACGGCAGGCCGAGGAGGTACCTTCCAACCCTTCCCACCGGGTACGCCGTACTCGTTGAAGGCCGCCACGCGAGCGATGGAGATCGGCTTCTTACGCCCGGCGTAGTATCTCCGGTTGGGATTGATCCCTACCGACAGCGAGCCGTCTTGGTTCTTGAGAGCGAGCCCTAGATCTCGGAGCATCCGGCTTGCTTGCCAGGTTCCAGTGACTTGCGTTTTTACCTTTGGACCTACCACGACTCCCCCTCCTAGATGACGAAGAGGTGGGCATCCGGCCTGGTGTCTCGGTAGGATAGGTACCGCTTGCCCCACGACGTCTCTTTGTACTGTACGTCACTGGGGCCGCCGCCGCCCACGCTCATCGCGCTTTGTTGGAAGCCGATGGACTCGTCTCCTGTGCGGATCGAGGTCACTGGTCCTGCCACGTTCGCTCCGAACGCCGTGGCCTCCTCGCGCTCTTGCAAGATCAGCCAATGCAGGGCCCAGCAAGACATGGCGTCGATGTAGATAGCCGAAGTCACGTAGGCAGCGAGAGTATGGGATCTCTCGGCAGCCTGGATGAACGCGAGTACGCGAGCACCCGGCTCCGAGGAATCAGATCCCCACCAGGCGGCGTCTGCGAACCGAGGCACCCAGAGCTTGATCCGGTTTCCTATAGCCAGTTCTGTAGATGTAACCGCCATGGTCTACTCCAGATCAGGTCCCGATGAGCAAGCCTGGAGCGCGGAACTCGATCCTACGGAGCCTGACTAGCTCCTTCAAGATCGGGTGCGCCTTCAGCCGTTGAAAGGAGTAAGCGTTCAGAGAGATCTCTGGAGCTGGCTTACCGACAATACCGCGATCGATCGCCGCGCCTAGGCAGAGGGCTTGCGGGTTGCGTTTCGCATCCTCATCCGCCTTCGTAAGATAGAAGATCGGAAGTGCGAGCGAGGCATCTTCATTGTTCACTAGAACAGCTACGTCTTTGGCCATGATGGAGTCCTTGGGTAGAAGGGTAGAGATCGGACATAAAGAACGACCCCGGTGCCTACCCTAACACCGGGGTCGAGAATCCGTCAAGCCGAGGCTCGATGGCTTCCGAGCCGGATCAACCGGCCCAAGAGACGTAAACGAGCAGGTTGTTTCCGACTTCAAGCATACGCACACCGGCGTGCGGCATGAAGAACACTTGTCGGCGCTCGATGTCAGTCTGGTGCAGAGGCAAGGACCGGATGCCGCCGCCAGGGATCACGTTCTGGATGCCCAAGGCGTCGTCGCGGTAGAGCAAGATGCCGTCGACATTCGCGCCGAGGATACCTTCAAGCTCCCAAGCCTGCTCGATCTCGCCCTCAAGACGGCTGCTCGCAAGGAGCACCTCGCCAATGGTGCGGTCACGGAGGCCCGTGCTGTCCTTGATCAGGGTCTGCATGATGAAGTCCGCAACGCGCGGCGAGGTCACCATCTTGTTGGGCCCCATGACGCCCTTCGAGGCGTGGCGTTGACGGTTGATGAAGCCGTTCAGCTCCTTGAGGTGCAGGTTGGTGTCGGCAGGCGTACCACCGAAGCTCACCGAGCTGACTTCCTTGTCGAGCCACGGGTAGTTCAAGACACCGTAGATCCGCGCCGTGGCGTCTCCGTTCCACGTCATGTCGTTGGTGAACCGCTCCAGCACGTCGCGAGCGATCCGCGCCAGCTGGGCCACGTAGTCCAAGGACACGCCGCTGGACTGGGCGTACTGCGCGCTCATCTCCTCGAAGACGTCCCAGACCGCCGACGTGATGTAGTGACGGACCTGGAAGTCCATCTCTGCTTGCGCCAGGCTGACCTTAGGAATCGAGCTATCACCGCCTCGGAAGATCCGAGCCTCGCCCGCCTCGTAGATACGACGGACGCCCACAGTGCGGGCTCCCAGAGGGACGGTGGAATCCACCGAGAAGAGCCGCAAGCCGTTAGGCGTGGGGTGCTTCTCTTCGAGCACTTCGCTAAGAACGTGCCGGAGCTGGCCAGCCAGAAGACCGCCGCCCTCCGCGCCGATGGCATCGTACCGAGTGTTCGAGGTATTCAGGGCCTTAGCAGTCACTCGATCCACAGCTGCGTCGAAGCGATCCAGCATGTGCTGGGCCGTGCCGCCGTCGTTGCGTTCCGAGATCGTTGAGCGGGCCATTTGAAGCGCGCGACCAAAGAGAGAAGCCGAGGCCCGCGCGTCGGCAGAGGACGCCGGGACGACCTGCCCGTGGCGGAGAGACGCCACTGCGTCGATATGCATTTTAGACATGGGGTCGATCCTAGGTGTTGAGGTGTCCATGGGGTCGGAAAGAGGTGAAGAAGGTGCCAGGCTTCAAGCCTGGCACCGAGGGATCAAGCGGAGAGGGGGAGAAGACGACAGAGGGTGAACCCGTCGCGAGCCGCCGAGACCGCCACACAGCGTGCCCAGGAGACGCGAGTAGTGCTCGAAGCGAAAAAGAGCTTTCCGGATTCGGATGCCGAAGTACCGATGAAGAGGCTCTGACCTGCCACGGTTGCGGAGTCGCCCATCTTAATCAGGAAGAAGCCTTCCGTCAGCAAGATGCCTTCTTCGCCTGCAGGGACGCCCGTTGCGGCAGTCCCGATCAGCTTGGTGTCGTACATGGTCGGCTTGTAGGCCACGACGCCCAGAAGCTGGTCTTGTCGGATCTTCAGACCCGAAGTGGCGTCCGCAATCGTGATCGCGACAGTGCTTGCCACGATGTCGAAGAAGGACACGTCCAAGGACTCGCCGATCTTACTCGCGGTGATGGTCACATCGGCGGTATCCACCGCGTTTGTAATGCCCGCAAGGGTGAGGGCCGCCCCAATGGCGGTCGCCGTGGTGCCCACCGCGTTTGTGGACGTCACGTCCACAAACATCTTGTCACTGCCTTGCTTCACTACGAGGCGAAAGACCTTGCCGTTATCGGCAGCTGTAACGGTCAGCTTGGTCTTGAGGGCAGCGGCTGCGGCAGGAACGACGGCCCCGCTGGTCTCGCCGATACGGGACGAAGGGCTAGGCACGGCGTAAACGGCAGCGCCGTACGGGGCCGCACTGGGGTCTGCACCCGACACGGTCACCACGGTGCCGACGGTCAGGCCGCTGGAGCCCGCAGGCGTTCCCACGGTGAAGGCCCATTCGGCTCCGTAAGCGGGAGCGGTGAGGATCAGGTTCGCGCCGTCGCGCGAAGCGAAGGCGAACTGCGTACGCGAAGCGGAAGCGTTGAACAGATCCACAAGCTCCGCCGCCGCGAGCGCAGGGGTGTTAGCATCGCCCGTGGTGGTGAGCGACACCGCCACGTCCGAGAGATCTGCACGACCTCCGAGCGTCAGGGTGAAGCCGTCCGTGCCGTCCGCCGCAGAGATCGGAATGGTGATCTTGTGCGTGACAGCGGCTGCTGCGTTGATGAAGTCCTTCTCGGCGTTACGCGGGTCCTCTACGACCTGCCCCGAGAAGCCTACGAGAGTCTTGGCGCGGACGTCTGAAGCCCTGCGGTGGATGTTAGCCATAGGATCAACTCCTGGTGAGGTGGGTCAGCCCTTAGAAGGACCGTAGGTTGTACGCACTTTGGTAGTGAGGGGGATCTCAAGGGCATCCTTACGGATAACCCCTGCCTTGTTCGGGCTTTGCACCATCTCGGCAGCGGCGATGTAGTCCAGGTCGCTATCGAAACGGATCTCTGGTCTGGCGAAGTGTACCACCTTGCGGGCAAGATCCGCAAGACTGACGCATCCCTCGTATTCGATCTCCAGATCGCGCGCAAGGGCGTCTAGTCGGGTGCGCTTCATATGGTAGGTTCCAGAGTCCATGTCCAGGGCGTCTGTTCTTCCTGGCATCTCTTCTTCCTCGCCTTGAGGAACCATCTTGAGGATCGGAGCCATCATGCCGGAGATCTTCTCAAGCATCTCGGACATAGCAGCTTCTAGCTGGGAAGCCGTGAGAGGAGCATCTTCGGACATCTCCTCCTCGTCCTCCTTCTCTTCTTCGGCGTCCTCGGCCATCTCTTCCTCGGCCTTGTGCTCCTCGGTGTGCTTGTCCGCCTTCTCTTCTTCGGCGTCCTCGGCCATCTCTTCCTCGGCCTTGTGCTCCTCGGTGTGCTTGTCCTCCTTCTCTTCTTCGGCGTCCTCGGCCATCTCTTCGGCGTCCTCGACGACTTCTTCAGGAGCATCGGATCGGGACTCCTCGCAGCCCTCGCAACCTTCGCACTCCTTGCAGCCTTCTTGGTCGACCTTCATCTCTTCCTCTTCGTAGGAGTCCTTCTCTTCCATAGAATCCCCCTCGTCGGCACCCGTGATCTTACGGGCGAAGTCGACGCCGGTTGTGCCACCCCAGCCGAGCCAGGCCACATAGCCTGCATCACGCCAAGGTTCGTTTTTGTATTTAGGATCGACTTCGGCGTTTTTCCGATGTCGAGCAAAGCCTGCCATCTTGGCAACGAGCGAGAGAGGGATCTTGTCCCCCGACGCCAACTTCCGCGCGGTTCGCATGCCCGCAGGGGTCATACCTCGCGCGCCTTCCTTCTCTGCGAGCCAACGCAGCGCCTTCTTGGCGTTGTTGCGTGCGGCCTCCGGCACGGAGTACATCTCCTCCGCGTCAGCTCGTGGATGGCCCTTGGGAAGAAGATCGTTGTCGTTGGTGTACTGCGCGTCCTTGGGTTTGCCTGTCCGCACCAGCCGCAAGAAGGCGTTCACCCTGCCCATTGACCATTGGTTGCGGGTCATGCCGGGGCGGTGACTGGTGGAGAAGGCTCCAGCGCCGCGTCGGTAGACCGCCTTGAGCATACCGAGATCCACCTTCTTCGAGGGGGTGTCGCCGTGCTTCTCGTTGTGCTGGTCGACTTTGTTGCGGAGCCCCTTCTCGACGGTCTCGGAGATCTTGATACCACCGCGCTTACCGCCCGCGCTGCCGCTGGGGTTCTTCTTAGATCCCTTCACGCGCTCCGAGGGTTTGGCCGGGGTGCTCTTGTCGTCGCTTCGTAGATCCATCAACTCGCCGGACAGCACCGAGTCCGTCCGGAACTGCATCTGATCTCCGCCCCGAGCTTGGTCCGTCATGGCGACGTGATTGTAAACCCGGTTGACCTGGATCGCATCGTACCTGCCGAACTCCGGGTGGACTCCCGACTCTTCACGGGTCTCCACGCGGTAGCCTGGGGACAGCTGCACCTTGCCTGCACGGACGGCGTCCTGCGCCTCGCGGCTTCTTAGCGCCATGCGGATCTTAACAAACCCGCCGTTGGCCTCTACGATCTCTTCCCCGACGTCTCCGTGAGAATACTTGAGGACGTTGTCCTCGTCGATCATCTCCGGGGGGTGCTCGATCGTGATGGGGGCTCTGCCCAACGTACCGATGCTGTCTCGCTTCCACAGAGAAGAGGCCGGTACCAACTCCCGCCGAACAGATCCGTCGGGCATCATATACTTGTAGATGCCTGGCCTGGCGACGATTCCTTCCACGAGCAAAGCTCCACCCGGACCCTCGGCGGGAGGTAGGAGCTGTACGTCGTCGACCGGCACGGCGTCGACCCGGTATTGGTAGGACGTCTTCTTCATTTGGGAAGATCCAAACAGAATACGGGGACAGAGATAACTTGAACGATCCGAACCTGCAAGGGCTAGGCCTCGTTTTCGGTGACGGTGATCCCCTCCCCGCTCGACTCTAGCTGCCTCCCTGGCCCTCCCGTCGCAGACGAAGGACGCCGCGCCTGCAGGAGTCTTCTCTTCGAGATCTTTGAGATGGACACCGAGTCCCGTTGGTTACCGCCCAGCACCAAGTAGTGGGCCTCGGTCTCTCCCACGTAGAAGCCGACGTGCCCCATCCAGCCATCCCGGCTACCCCGCCAGAAGACCAGCACGTCGCCCAGGCCAGGCGACTCCGATCTTTCTCCTAGACCGATCCAGTTCCTGGCTGTCAGGGGGTTGAGCGGGATCTGTTCGTCGGGGAGACCCACCGAGACGCAGTGCGCCACGAAGAGGCCGCACCAGGGGATCTCATCCTCGGTGTAGACGCCTCCTAGCCCTACACCGTGGGCCCAAGATAGGATCTGATCGGAGTGCTCTTCTCCTGGAATCTCCTGTACCCCCATTAGCTGATACGCCTCTTTTAACCAAGGAAAGTCCTGGAGCCCAGGTATCTCGCGAGTACCCATCTCCATCTCGGCGCGCGTCTTAGGGCCTACGATCCCATCCGCCGTAAGCCCGCGAGATCGCTGGAAAGACCGGACAGCCCTCGTGGTCTTCGGACCCTGCTTACCGTCTAGAGGACCGGGGTCAAACCCCAGGTCTTTGAGCCTGCGTTGGATGTCTAAGATCTGCATCAACCGACCAGCAGCCGCTGCTCTTGAGCCCAGGAGATGCCTGCCGATCCTCCCCACCCCATCCAACGTAGGATGTTGGGCTCCGTCCAAGGCTCCTTGTGAGATCTGGCTCTATGCAGGGCTGCCGAGTAGGCCCCCCGATAGTCCGCCGCCTCGTCCATCTGGCGAAGGGTCTCTTGTCCAACCAGGCCCCTGGAGGCAAACTGCTGGATGCAGCGCCACTCCACCTCGTCGAGCAGGTCGTAGATCTCTGGGTACTTCTGCTTCCAGAACAGCGCCTTGTTGGCCGCTTCCTTAACGAAGGCAGGAAGTCTGACCGTCTCCCCCTCGTAGGTCTCCGCGTCGATCTGCACCCACTCCGTGAGAAGCGACTGCGCCCCGCTGGCCATGGAGTCGAACTGCCCCTTGCCGGTGTTGAGCACCTGGAGGTCTACGCCTTGCGCCCCTGCCGTGGTCGCTTTTCCTTGCGGAGTTTTCTCGGATGGCTTCTGCCCGTCCGGGGCCAACGGTGCAGCCTCCATCTCTGGCGCTTCTTCAGGGTCGGCGGGTGCGTCCCAGTCGGCGGGCTCGAAGGGAGGCAGCTGGTCTTGCCAGCCGTGCTTGCCGTATCGGTTGGCCGCCAGGTACCGAACGAAGGCCGCTCCGAGGGAGGGGTCCACGGCGGAGATCATGCCTGCGTGGATGGAGTCCCGCTGGGCGTGGATAAGCGACCGAGCGGCAGTGTCCTTCTCGCTCTCGCGCACCAAGGGGTTGAACTCGATCATAAACTTGCGGTACCGCTTCTGTCCTGCGAACGGGCCGGTCTTCGCGGCAGCGATCATCTGATAGATGCGGTTCAAGGCAGGTTGTAGATCTTGCACCTGCGCGGTCTCTACCTTTCGGTGGTAGGCCTCTTGTTCCGTGCCCGGAGCCGTGGCTAGGCCGGAGGTAGCCTTGCCGTGGAGGATCGCCTCTGGGTATCCGGATGCTGCCACCAGGGCGTCCCTAGCGGTCTGCGACAGATCCCTGAAACCCGCCACGTTTGACGCCCTGGACTCGTACTCCTCGCCCGCGCCCAGTACAATCATGCCCAGGAGGCTCTTAGAGAGCTTGAGGAGCTTCATGCGGAGCTGGAAGGCGTCCCTAGCGTCCGACGTGCCGATGGCCTTCAGGTCGGGGATCCTCACGATGTCCTGCTTCATCTCGCTGGCCAATATTGCCGCTGCGCCGTCAATGCCGTCCGCCCGAGCCAAGGCCAACCACATCGCCTGGAGGATGGACTCCCCCAGACCATAGGGGTGGTTGATCCTGTCAAACGAGCTAAGGGGGTTCCCGATTAAAGGGATGATCCTAGACGGGTGGATGTCGACGGTACCGGTGAAGGCTTGTCCCCACCTACCGGAGAAACCAGAGAGCGAGCCCGCGTTGATCCTGAACGCCGAGGGCTCTCCCAGGCGTGTGGTGGGCGTGTCCTCCGCGTAGAAGTTCTGCGGTCGGCACTCGTCAGGATCAAAGACCATAATGTCTTGGACCTGGTAGAGCAGGTCCAGAGACAGCGGCTTGTTGAGCGGCTGGAGATCGTACGTGATGGGGACGATGTAGCCCGTGCCGTAGGCCCTGGCCCACTTCAGAGCTTTCGTAAGGATCTGCGGGATATTGTGTTTCTTGTCTTCCTGGGCCCATCGCAGGTCCTGCGTGGCGTCCGGGTCGGACGGGTCCATGACCTTCCAGCCTCGTACCACGGCGTCCTCTGCGAGCAGGTCGACGATCCTTCGGGCGTAGTAGCTGCCCCGGTAGGCCTGCTTGAGCTGCGGCATACTCAAGGGGTTGATCGACTGGATATCCCAGGAAGCCCCTTTGTCTACAGCGGAGTCGCCTTGCCCCGTGAGCAGGTTGACGAACCCGTCCAGCCGCTCGTTGGCCGCCCTCATGATCGCAGCCTGGGCCTTGTCTCGAATCGCCATAGCGTCCTCCGTCTAGATCTCCCCCTAGCATGGAGATCGACAGAGGGCAAGACGTACCTAGGTACGGTACCTAGGTACGGATTAGAGATGCGTACCTACTGGACGAAACGAACGAAGCGACCTTGGTAGAACGCGCCGAAGCAGATCTCGTCCCTCACCTCGGCTAGGCGGATGCCGCTCTCGACATCCTCCAGGTTTGACAGAGGAGTCTTCTGCCCGAGATCATCCAGTTCGTACAGGCCGAAGTCGTCGAAGTCGGACCAGAGCTGCGGCAGGGTGTACCAGAAGGTCGAGCCCACGGCCCGGAAGACGGGCGAGTCCGCAGGGTCGAGCTGCTCTTCCTCCGGTGCGTACCCCTCTGGGGAGTCATAGAGCCCCGCGTAGGGGTCCTCCTCCTCCGGTTGGGGTTGGGCGGGAGCTTGTTTGTAGACCTTGCTCGCCGTAGAGCGCAGAATGTTGGTTATCGCTTTGAACATGGTTCCCCTCTAGAGATCTTCTTGTAGGCCTTGCGGAGCTGGGCGTTCTCATCTCGGACGGTCTCCAAGATCTCTAACGCCTCCGCTTGAAGTTTCCAGGCCGCGAGCTTGTGCTTCTCTTCGCCCTGGCTCGCCCTCCACGTCAGCTGACGTATGATCCGCTGTAGGTTGTTGATGGGCGGACAGGTGAAGTCGGGTAGGTCGTCATGCATATCTGCTCCTTATGCAGATCTTCGAGTGTCCGGTAACGCGCAGCCAACCGAGCGGTCGGCCCCTAGAATACTTCTCCCCGCCCTGCCACTCCCTGACGCCGTCCGATATTCGACGGATCGTAGAGCCGTCGGGAAGCGTCAGGTGGTACCAGTGCAGCTGCGCCGTAGGGGGCGGAGGCCCCGCTTTCCACTTGATCCCGTCATCCATGGTCCTCTAGACCTCCGAACTACGAGGGGCGCTGGCGACCCAAGGCCGCCCACATTCAGAGATCAAGAGCCACCGGTTGTCCTCCGGACAAAGCGAGGCGTACACCACCGCCGTCCGGGTCGAGCCGTTGTAGAGGATGGCCCCGTGGGGGCCGTCGCCCTGGCGAAGCCACCAGCCGTCCTCCCACCGATGGCTGACGACGGGCACGGATTGTTCAGGCGTCTGCACGGGGCACCTCGCGCGCCAGGGGTTTGGTGTCCCAGATCCTCTGCCAGACGCCGTCAGCGTCCACGTAGAAGGGCCGAGGCCGCCCGGTGTGGCTGCGCCCGATGTGAACCCGCTGCCAGCCCCACACCCCCTTCGAGTGAGCCCACACCTCGTAGTCCTCCGTCAGGTTGTAGGCGGGCACCTGGGGGATGTCGGTGATCTCCGACGTCCACTTCCAGGCCTGGTGGAGCGCGTCGAAGATCAGGAGCGGGTCTTCCTCCGATTGGGGGTTCAGCTCCACAGCGAGGGGGTACAGGGCGTCAGCGATCCGTTGGGGCTCGCACTCGTCCGTCAGGCCGTGGCGACCGTACAGGTACAGCCGCAGCTCTTGTTCGTCGTATTGCATATCTGCCTCCGATCTACTTGACGCTGGCCGTGGGGACGGGAAGGTCGGTGCGGCCCTGCCAGGGCGTAGGCCAAACGGCGTGGACCTCCCAAGGGATCTCGGAGATGCCCTTGGTCTCCGACCACACGATGGTGCTGCCACCAGCCGTGCGGCCAATAACGCGGAGGTCGGTCTTCTCTCCGCTGGGGGAGAGCGCGATAGGGGAGTTCTTAAAGGGGGTATTGCTCATTCTGCACCTCGTAGTTAGATCGTATTGTTGTTGTCTCAAGCGGGCAGGACTGCCCAACGCATACCTGCGCGCCACGCCTTCGAGCCCACCTCCACCTTGCAGAGGGTACCTCGAAACCGCCGCCTCGCAGCTCTTGCACTTCGCTCGCTCTTGAAAAACCGCATGCCCACACTCGCCTGCCGGGTTGTTACGAAACCCTTGTAGCCCGTGCGGGGGGCGGCGGAGCGATCCGCCCTATTTTTATGCCAGACCGCGCCGGGTGGGGTTCGCCACCAGCTCCCGGTCTTCCGAGATGTCCAGGTCCACCAAGGGCAATCCCTTTCGGAGTAGGACGGCGTCCACCAGCTCCTGGATCGCGGGCAGGTCGGATACCTTCAAGGTCCCGCCCTGCAGCTCCTGGCGACGTGCGACCACCTCGTCCACAACATCTAGCGCAGCTTCGTAGCGAAGCGTCCCGGTCTTATCAAACAAGAGATCCTCCTCTGGGAGCGGGCCTACGGAAACGCTGGCCTCTCCCTGACTGTCAAGCAGTAGCTCCTGGAGCTTCCTCTCGATCCTCGTTTGTAGGAGCGTACAGATCAGATCGACCTCCTCGTGGCGCATCGGCACCTGGCCGTACCCAAGGATGCCCTTCTCGGTGACCCGCACCTTCAGGGTTAGATCGTCGAACACGACATGGTGGTCGATGTCCTGCATCTCCGCCAAGACGATCTCGCAGACCTCCGCCTCCACGGGCTTCTCCGAGTCTACGCTGATCACAAAACCTACATTCGACATGTGCTCTCCTTCTGTGTTATCTCGCCCGGCGCTCAACAACAGGAGCCACATGGACAATCTAACACGACAGAGCCTCCCCCCGTGCTCGATATGCGGCGCGGTGGCCCACGAGGACGTTGGGAAGGCAGGCAAAACCTTGTGTTCTAAGAAATGCTGGGCAGAGAATGAAGCCCGCTGGTTGTTGGTTGACGAAGCTCTCTTGGAGATCATCGAGGAGAAAGATCTGGCAAACGGCCAGCTACGCTCCCGCCTGGGCGGGGGGGTCGAGGGCCGCCTCATCCGTCTGCAAGATGGCCTCGCCCACGTCCTTACGGACGACGGCCCGCGCGTTCTGCCCCGGCTGCAGATCCAACTCTTCCGGGAAGACGTGGGGCGGTACTGCCCGGAGGGGCTCTTAGTTTAGCCCCGCGAGTACGGCCACCGACCGAACGGTGGGCGTCTCGCACTCCTCGCACCAGCCCTCCCGCTGGTCGGGCTCCATGCGCGAGGCCGTGAACCCGCAGACCCTGCAGATCCCCGGTTGAACAGATCGAAGGGCCACCTCAAAAATCAGGTCGTCGATGCTCTCGAAGCCCTCCTCCTCCGCGAGGGCCGCTAGGGGCGCGAGGTCCTGGGGATCTACATAGAAACTTGAGCTTAGCTCTGCCATCACTTCTCCTTGGTTGCTTCCGTAACCTAGCCCGGTTTGGTTTGAAAACCTCGATCTGTCAAAATACCTAGGTCCGTCCTGGACAGCCGTTTCAGCTCCCCACCCACCCCACATAGAGGGACGTCATGGCGGGGACCTAGGCATATGAAGATCGGCTACATTACGGCATGCTTCGCTTCTTGACCGTTTTCTCGATCGCCTGCTCCCCCTCTCGCGAACCGGTGTATGTGGGGGATCTAACGCCCGCTCCGACCGAGCCCGTGGTGGAGGTCGTGGCGGAGGCCGACGCGCCCGCGTTTGACACCGCGCTGGCCCCCGCAGCAGAGGTGACGCAGATCGTTCAGAAGAGGAACTACCTGCAGGTGAGCTACCGGGCGTCCGAGGCCGTCCTTCTTCGGGTAGGCAGCTGGTCCGACGTGGTATCGGGGATCGGCACGGTGTTGGCTCCGATCCGATGGACAGATCTGAACGTCTTAGATCAGGACATCTGGGTCCGACTTGAAGATCTGCAAGGTCAACAGATCTCCTCCGTCCTCTTCGACACCAAGGCCAAGGTTCGACAGCCGGGGGACTGGAGATGGCGCACCGATGGAGACGAATCTCTAACCGTTGACTGCTTCAACATGGAACGCCCGCTGCTCCTGACCTACTCCGGATCTTTCGAGATAGTCTGGCCGCACGACGTCGACCCTTCTTGGATCACCGTAATGACCCACAGCGGCGTGTGGGAGATGCGTGAAGATCGGCTTGCTGGATCTCACCCGGACGGGGTTTGGATCACCATTGAGATCGAGGCGGAAGGTACCGTCCCCATCTGCGTTGTACGGTGGGAAGACGAGTAGATCCGTAACCCTAGCGGGATATAACTAGATCTCGGTCGAAATCACCGAGCACAATATGTGTAGGGGTTTTCTACGTACGTAGTACACCCCCCACTGGTGCGGGTGGGCCGCAGGGGGGTTCGGATTTACCGCATCCCGGTGTCCGGGAAAATCCGAAGGGGGGGTGCCCGTATTTTCTACGGACACCCGAGGGGGTTTAGCACCCGCTTGTCAGTATTGCCCACCCGAGTAGGGTGAACAATACGTCAAGGATTACCGCACCCGGACCCTTCGGATTTTCCACTCTCACCTCCTAAAAACCGCAGGTCACCTGCGGACTTATACCCATACAGGGTGCGGATACCGCACCACACACTCGCCTGACAATCCGCAGGCGCCATGCGGACATACCGCGCGCACCTTCGGACTTTCGCCACGGCTTCCCTGTAGCGTTTTGCCGTCATGGTCTTGTGGGTTAACCGCATCGCGCGAAACATCCACACATCGATGACTACGGCATTTTCCCCCATGAGCGCGCGGGAAAATGCGGACGTCTTGGGGCCGCGTATTTCTCCACATGCTTCGTAGTGCTTTACCGCAGCAATAACGCTCGGTAACATGCCCGCAGTGCTGCGGGTTTCTACGTAGGCCCGCGTAAGTTGTACGTTGCGGGCTACGGTTTGTCGTGGCGAGGTCAATGCAAGGATATCCGCAATACGTTGTGGGTTTTCCCCTACGTCGGCAGCGTATGCGGAAAGCTCCCCATGCGCGCGCGCGTACCATCCGAGACCGCCTAGCGCGGCCCCGGTACGGGCAAGGGTAGCAAGCGGGGGTATGCGTACGACCTTCCCCCGGAAGTCGACCGGGTAAACCGTCGTCATGGGGTCCCCCCGTCGCTCGGACGGGGGACGGACGCCCCAACCCACAAACCGAGCGCGAAGGGGATCAGGAGCCCCAACAAGACATCGAGAACGGTAAGCAGGGCGTTCATCGTTGACCCCCCAAACCCGCGTCCTCGCCGTGTCTCGCGACCGCGTAGAAAATGGCGTCCTGACTGTAGAGCGCGCAGAGCCCAGGCAAGCGCCCCTCTAGCGCGCACCGCACGTTCTCCACTGTCTCGCTCATGAAGTCGAAAGGGACCAACCGTAGGATGTCCAGCGGCGTCAAGTCCGCGTCCTCTAAACCCAAACCCATGTCACGCTGGACCTCGGTACGATTCTCAACAATGGCTTCGTGTTCGTCGGAATCGATGCCGGTGGCAACGAGCGTACAGGTTTCCTCCTCTACGCCCTCCCATGTAGACGTCCCGTATGTGGTTGTGACGAAAGGCACCGCGTCCGGGGGCGCTGGCACGTCGCCGGCTGCATAGGCGCTCCACGGGGCGCGCAACTGCCCCACAACAAGCGCGTGGGCGTCTGCTATGAACGCATTCCAAGCGGTATCAGACATGGGAACGGCTCCCACGTTGCGCCCGATGCACATTGTGATCGTGATATCCCGCGGCATAGCAGGTATGTAGATAAACTCGTACATGATGGTATCCTCGATTGTTCAGGTTGAAAGGGGGTTTATCGCCGCGCCCAGAATGCCGCGCGTGCTTGCTCGGTGACATGTCCTCCACGGCATGCCCTGCACGCATTCTGCCGGACTTGGATAACCACGCGGCAACGCCCGTTTTCAGGCGTACCCACGCTGACAACGTGCCAGTGTGCGCGGAGGATAGGTGAACCGTCGTCGTCGAGCTTGACGCGTCGGTCCATCTTGCGACGCCCGAAGGCGTCAAGCGGTAGAGCCCCACCGCATCCGCTGCAGACGTAGCGCTTGCCGTCGGTGCCTACCTCGCAGACGCTATCCGCGCCCGATAGGCGCGCCTCTAGTCGGCGAGCGACGGTGTTTTGTCCTGCGGACGTCGCGACGTCGCGCGCTTGTGTGACCACGCCGCGCCAGCCGCCCGATAATGGGCGCGGCAGCTGCGCGACGACTGACAGGCGCTTTCGGGTTGCGCTGGCGCGCTCGAATGCTGCGAACCATGCGGAATGAGCCTCGAAGGGTAGGGAATCAGTCATCGGTATCTCCAAAATGTAGTTTGAAAGGGGGTTTTATCGGTCTTCACGATAGGCGCGGATTCCATCCACGACATGCGACGCGACTTCAAGCCAGCCCGCGTCATCTTCGCAGCCGTCGCGCATGACATCGAGCAACAGATCGTCCACGCTGCATTCGCGGTCTTCACAATCCGCACGGTGGGCTACCTCCCAACCTAGATCCCATGCCTGCATTGTGTCACCTGCTAGGGTTTTCCAGTGGCTCGCGTTGTGGGGGTCGTTGCTTGTCATGTTTCACCTCGTTGCACCGGGTTTGGATGTTTGGCGCGCCTTGACTCTCCCATGTCAACGGCAGAAAATGCAGCGGCCGCCCCGAATCGATCCCGTCGACCGCTCGAAAATGACGGTTTGGGCTGATCTCTCGTCGGTTGTCAACAGACCGTCAAGTCCCGTCCGTCTGTTGACGTGTCAAGGGTTATACGGGGCGCGCGTCGTGTCTGCGGATCTCCCGCATCGGGGTCTGCGGATCTTCCGACGCTGCGGATCTGCACCGGGGTTTACCCCTTTCGACCATCGTAGTTCGCCGCTTGCATACATCGGCAAACCCGCATCAGGCCTTCGGTTTTGCCGTACGGGTTTGCCGCAGGGGGCCTTCGGAAAATCCACATCAGGCCTTCGGATTTGCCGTGCGGGTTTGCCGCAGGGGGCCTTCGGAAAATCCACATCAGGCCTTCGGATTTGCCGTGCGGGTTTTCCCCTCGATCCGGATCGGGCTTCGGATTTGCCGTACGGCTTTCCCGCTTTCGAGCATCGTAGTTTACCGCTTACATACATCGGAAAATCCACATCAGGCCTTCGGGTTTGCCGTGCGGGTTTTCCCCTCGATCCGGATCGGGCTTCGGAAAATCCGCTTCGGGTTTTCCCCTCGATCCGGATCTGGCTTCGGATTTGCCGTACGGGTTTGCCGCACCCAGATCCGGATCGGTGCGGGTTTACCGCAGCGGACTGCGGACTTTCCACAGCTGCGGTAAACCCGCAGCCCTTCGGAAAAACCACATGTGGATTTTCCACAACCACTGTGGAAAACCCGCAGCTGCGGTTTTTCCGAAGCCCGATCCGGATCGGCTCTAGGGCCCTACTAGGGGCTTTTTGAGAGATTTTTTGATCTCGAAAAAATCAGAGATCGCGGGGCCCTGCCTGGTTTTCCGATCCGGATCAGGTCGATCCGGATCTAGAGCCCACCCCGATCGGTTTTCCCTGATCTGGATCAGGCCGATCCGGATCAAGCACTGCGCCCAGCGATACCTGATCCGGATCAGAACAGGAACGCCTGCCGATACCCGATCCGGATCGATGGCAACCCCAGCTCGATGGTCGCAGATCTGGACAGGGGGGGTAGGGGGGTACCCCCTAGGGGGGGAGGGGGTTTGAAAAATGACCCCCCCCCCCCCCCCCCCCCCCCCCCCCCCCCCCCCCCC